ATTCTTCTGGCAATTGATCATTATATTTCTTTACATATTCTCTTCTTTTTTCTTTACGCTTTTCTTCTCTCTTTTTCTTTCTATCTAAAAAGAATCCTTCATTTAAACTATAATGATCTAGCTTATTAATCAATTCATCATATGTTTCATTTAATATCATAATTATTATCCTCCAATATAAATATTATTATAAAATTGTTTTTTTTTTGATTGTAATATTGATTAGATAAAAAATATTTAGTATAATGATTTAGGTAGTAAACAGCCTAAAGGAAGTTATGCAGCTGCTAATCATAATCATAATGGAGTATACCAACCAGTTGGTAATTATGCTTCTAGTAGCCATAATCATGATGATAGATATCTTCCATTAAATTGTATAAAAATATATACACAAACTAGATCTTGTTCTTTAGGATCTGGATCAGAATCATCAACAATAGCTAGATTCAATTGGGGTGAAACTAATCAAACAAGAATTGCTTGTAATGTTACATTTCATGGTACTGGATCATCTTGGATGTGTTGCTATGGTACTGATTATGATAGTATTGGAATTAATGTAAAAGCTAGAAATCTTGGTCCTGGAACTTTTAATGGTGATTGTAGATTAACTGTAATCTATATTTAAAAAATAAACACCCTAGTCTAGATATCTAGACTAGGGTGTAGAATTATAATAATTGAAGATAATCTGGCATTGGAAGATTTTCATCATAAGGAATCTGAATCTTGCGTTCTTTAGCCATATCTACAAGAAATGCTATCATATATTTCCAAGCTGATTCATATCCATGTATAAGTTCTAATAAAGTTTTCTTAACGAATCCAATTTCTTTCTTTCCTAATACAAATGTTTTTAATCCATAAGTATGTTTTACATATTTAGGTCTAAGTATTGATATTCTAGCAACTGCAGTTGCCCTTGGCACACTTATATTATAATTGCTACTACTTGCAATAGTTTTTTCATTTAAAATTTCATTCATATTAATTATCTCCTTTTAATATATTATAATCTGGAATTTGCATATTTTTATCTAATAATGGTATATCTTCCATTTTTCTTTCTTCATTTGCTAAATCTATACTTTTATTCCAATTGACTTTCATAAATTCAGAAATTTCATCTATCTCTTTATCATTTAAACGAAAATCTGATATAAAATATTCTGGTTTATCAATAAATAATCTACAACCATATTTATACGAGCTACCTTTTTTATATATACTAATATAATTTAAATCTAAATTAACATTTATTGCTGTATAAATATCGAAATTATCAGAAAATCCAATTAAATCATTTAAATCACCTTCAAATTCATAAATATCTAAATAACTAATATCATAAATTTCTTCACCTTTTATTTTATTATAATTTGGCATAAATAATTTGGTTCTCAATCTTATTAACGGCTTAAGATTCTCTTTTATCTTAGCCTCATTTATAATATTAATAATATCTTTCCGTTTTTTCTTAAGTATAGGTTTTATTTCATCAATCTCTTTATCATGTAGACTAAAATCAGAAACCCAATATTGACAAAAACATTTATCTAGTATTAATCTACAAAGTTTTTTATCTTTTTCTCCTTTCCTATAAATTTTTACATAATTCAAAGATCCATCAATATTAAGTCCAGTTGTAATTTTAAGATTGTCTGTTTCTGCTACTGGTTTATCATACTTACAACCAAACTCATAATAATCCTCGTAAGTTAAAAGTTTCATATTATTATCTCCTTTCTATATTTATAGTATATAATAGATAATAATATTATAATGATTATAATGATTTAACTTCTATTTCTATTAGTAAAGTAGAAGGTACTTATAATTCATTAGCAGTATCAGCAAAAGGAAAGAATAGTACAACGTTTACATTTAAAACATCATTTAAACAAACTCCATTTATTTGTGCTACTGTACAACATGCTTGGTCAGATGCTTTGCAATGTACAATTGATAGTTGTAGTGCTGCTAAAGCTATTATATCAGTTTATAATGGTTCTTCACAAAATGTATCTGTTACAGTGCATATAATCGCTGTAGGATATAAAGCATAATAATGATTTAACAGTATCAGTTTGGAAGAAAGAAGGAGAATGCGTTATTGCAAAATTTGGTAAAGTTTGTGTTATGCAATATGGAACCAATATAGGAGGTTTTGTTTCCAATCATCAATATGTAAGATTTGTAGTTCCAGAAGGATATAAGCCAAATGTATTTCAAGTATCAGCTGGAATTATAGTATCTGGAAACTGGACAATTAGTAGGTTCATGTAAATTATCAATAGATACTAATGGAACTTTCTCTGTAACATCTACAACTACCCAATCAGGAACTTTTACATTTATGGGACAATTGGTATATATTTGCAAATAGTATAATACCTGTATATACTTAGATTTCTCAACATTAGTATAAACTAATAAAGGAGGAATCTATATGTCAGTATATGTAGGAAGTGCTCGTATAGACGAGCGTGGAAAAGCTTCAGGCGGACGAGTTGGAGATCAGACTGGAAAAGAGGTAGCTTACCAGACATATTATGTACATTCTAAAGGATGGTATGTACTTAGAGCTAAGAATGCTAGCCATAGAAGCAGAATTGCTTATGCTATGAAAGCAGCTTGTGACAACAATAAGATTGGATATGACCAGACTAATCGTAATGGATTATATAATGCGGTTAAGTCAAAAGGATTTGATCCTGCAAAGTGTACAACAGCAACTGAAACTGATTGTTCTGGATTAGTCAGAGTATGCGTGTCTTACGCAACTGGAAAATATATTCCAGATTTCAATACATCATCAGAATTATCAGTATTAAAAGGAACTGGTTTATTTGATGTATACAAGGATTCAGCTCATTGTGCAAGTTCAGCACATCTTATGAATGGTGATATTTTAGTAACTAAAACTAAAGGACACACTGTAGTTGTTATTTCTGGTGCAACTGGATCATCTAGCGGATCATCTTCATCTGGATCTTCATCATCTTCTTCTGTTTTAAAGAAAGGATCAAAGGGTGAAGCAGTAAAGACTCTTCAGAGAAACTTAAATGCAGCTATTGGAGCTGGTTTAACTGTTGATGGAAGTTTTGGTCCTGCTTGTTATGAAGCAGTAAAGAAGTTCCAATCTAAGTATGGTTTAACTGCAGATGGAATTGCAGGTCCAGCAACACAGAGAAAGTTAGCATCAGTACTTGCTAATAAGTCTTCATCATCTGGATCTTCATCTTCTGTATTAAAGAAAGGCTCTAAAGGAGAAGCTGTAAAGACTCTTCAGAGAAACTTAAACGCAGCTATAGGAGCAGGATTAGCAGTAGATGGAAGTTTTGGTCCTGCTTGTTATACAGCCGTAAGAAAATTCCAGTTAAGATACGGCTTATCTGTAGATGGAATTGCAGGTCCAGCAACTCAGAAGAAATTAGCATCAGTAATTGCTAATAGAAGAAATGTTGTAGTTGCTACTCCAACATTAAGAAAAGGATCAAGAGGAGAGAATGTAAAGACTCTTCAGAGAAACTTAAATGCAGCTATTGGAGCTGGCTTAAGTGTTGATGGTGTCTTTGGTCCTTCATGCTATAGAGCTGTAAAGGCATTCCAGTCTAGACATGGATTGGGAGCTGATGGAGTATATGGTCCAAATACAGCAGCAAAAATGAAAGCAGTTTTATAAAAAATAAAACAAAAGATCCAGAGGAGCTTTAACTCCTCTGGATTTTATTTTTAATATCCTATACATACAGTATCTGGATCTAAAGCCTCATGACCTATAGCAGTTAATAGAGATATTAGTTCTGTACCACCTGTTATCTCTATCTTTCGATCCATATTAGCTAATTTCCAATTAGTAACTATTTTACCATTCTTGGTATTGGTTTCTAAATCAGATCCATAAAGATCAGTTATAGGTATAATATCTGTTTTACCATTCTTATATACAAATGATGGTAATCTAGATACATATATTTTATCTGTACCTAAATCTACATTAATATCTGCTTCAGCAGATTTGATTTCTTTACAGTCCTGTACTGCTATTATTTTCATATTTAGTTTCTCCTTGTATTTACAATATATTTGATAATATGAAGTCCTTACCTTCTCTTCCAATGCCTTTTACATATGGTACTTTACCATTCTTTTTGTAATAATTTTTTACATCTCCTACTGTTCTAAACCCAAGATCATATAATCCTGTATATATTTTCTTAGGAATATCTGGGACCATTAGCAAATCAATTTTATTATCATCGCATTTGTAATAAGCAAGATCATTAGTCAGATTGCTTATTTTATTATTAAGAACATCTTTCTGATCTTCAACCCATTTATGTAATCCAATAAGAATTGGATTTGGACTTACTACAATAATAAATTTGCATTTTATAATAAATTCTAATACTCTACTAGAAGATATATTCATATCTTTAGCAATCTCCTTAGTATTTTTCTTTTCTTTATAGTAATCCAAAAATACTCTTTTAACTCTGCCACTATTTGTGCTGTACTTTTTATCTTCAATTAAATATAAAATAGTAGTCTCCAAATCATATGGAACTTCATTGTTGAACAAGTATTCTTTGCATTCTTCTTCAGTATCATAGTTATATGCATCCATTAATGCATTAATAGGAAATGTTGCTGTTGCTATTGATTTCTTCATGTTTTCTCTCCTTATCTTATCTTTTCTAAAGAAACAGTTATTTACTCATCGATATCATTTGGATATACTATAACACCATGCTTTCCATTTATTTCCATCTCATAGCAATATACATTATCTGTTTCTTTTCCATCTACCATTTCATATATAACTTTTTCGATAGTACCAATAACACCACCATAAGTCCTTACCCTTACTTCATCCATTTCTCCAAATTACATATCTGTTTCTCCTTATTCTTAAAAGTCTATATAATGACATGGAACTTGAATCTTATCTCCATGCTCTGTAGTAATCTCCAATACACCCCATTCATCTGATTTCACATTTTTATCCCTAATGCTGTTACTTATTGAAAATAAATCTTCAACATCAATCCACGTAACCAACAATATACCCAGTACTTCTAAATACACATAATTCTCCAACTTGTGTTTTCTTTAAGCAAAATTCTTTAACTGTCATATATTTCTCCTTTCCAAAAGAAATGTAAATTTAGTCTATTTTTACTTCATATATTTTCCAATCAATATTGCATGAATCACTCTGGATGCTAGCATCATATTTATCAATGGATACTTCATCTCCATTTTCTGCTAAATTCTCATATCTTCTTTCCATTTCGTCATAGGCTTCTACATAAGAATCATATGTGTCTGGTTCATTTATATTTTGATTTTCAACCTCTATTAAAATCCATTTACTCATTTCTCTTACCTTTCTTATAAAATATTAGTTTTACTTTCGTCCTATTAAATGTAATGCTTTATCATAATCATTTTCATCGAAAACTACAATATCGGTATTATCTCCTGACATATCATCTGGACACCATTCAATGTCACTTGATTCCATAATGTCAATTTCTCTTTTTGTAAGATTTTCAATAATATATTCCATTATTCATCCTTCTCTTTCTTAACCTCTTTTTTAGCACTTATTACAATATCCTCCATATTAATTTCATCTGAATCTTCATATATAATTTGATCATATAGCTTTTCTATTATTCTATTCATAATAGCTCTATCATCTTTAGAGGTAAATGTACATATTGATATAGATTTTCCTGACGACAATGTAATTACTAAAGATATTTTATTAGTTGCATCTAATGCTCCAATTATTGATGATATATGATCAACATTTAATACTACATGTCCTTTTGAAGATTTTAATAACACCAAATTATTCATTTTTATTTCTCCTTATCTTTCTTTATTCACTATCATAAAACACCATTGGTATTTCAAAATCCATATCAAAGTTATGCGTTCTAATCCACTCATGGGCTTCCTCACTCGTTTTAAAACCTCTCTTTACTTTTTGTTCTCCATCAATATCTAACCATTCAACTCTATACATGTTTTATCTACTCCTTTCTTTATATTATTATTACAAATATAGTATATAATCATTATAATGATTTAGGTAAAAAAGCTAGCTCTTCTCATACTCATTCATTTGCATCTATTACAAATAAACCTACTAACTTAACAGGATATGGAATTGCAGATGCAACTAAAGCATTATTAGCTGAAAAATTTGAATATGGACATGCTATAACTTATACATATTATAATTCTAATCCTATAGATCTAAAACCTAAATCTGATACAAATTCAGTAATAGGTGCTCCTTATAAGAAAGGATGGACAAGAGTGATTTGTAATATGTATACTAATTCACAATATGCATTTATTACATATATGGATATGAGTAGTAAACCTGACAGAATTACAATTACTATTACAAATACTTCTAGTTCAGTTGTTCAAATAGAATATTTTATCGGTATACTATATATAAAAGATACCATAATTAAAGAGCAAAATTAAATATTTCTCTTAGGGATTTAAATCCCTAAGAGATTTTATATTTATAAATTAATATCTAGGGAAATAATTCCTATGAGATTCTACAAATTCAGATGATAATTTTTGATATCTAGAAATTTCTCTCCAATCAAGACGGTCATTTAATTTATGTCCATTATATCCTGGAAATAGTTTAAGTAAATTTTCATTTTTAAAATCATTATCTTGTATTGATTTTACAACTGCATGTACATGTACATCATCCCATTTATTAAATGAGAATAGTCCAGATGTAATAAATATAATATCATCTATAAAATCTTCTGGTAAATGAGAATAATGACAAACATAGCTTAAGCAACATAATGAAATACCAAATTTTTCAAATACAATTACTCTAAAAGCTATATCTTCTAGCTCCTCTGGATTAGTAGAAAATTTAGCCCAATCTTTTACATTATTCGCTAATGCTTTTAATTTATCTATTCGATATTTATTTTTTAAAGTCTTACTATCAGTAATCTCATAATGCTCTTTTCTGGCTTTTATTAAAGCTTTTAATTTATCTCGTCTAAAAGAATCTAAATCTTCAATTGTATTTAATTCTTTAATATATTCCTCTAAGCCCTGATCCAAAAATAAATCTAATTTTTCATAGAATTTCTTTCTACTAAATCTCCATGTTTTTCCTTCTTGTTTCATTTTGCCACATTCTCCATTATATTTTTGATAAGTCTATACATGCAAGTGAAGCTGATACAGATTCTACAATTTTATTAAATGCTTTATCTCTCTCAGATTCATTTGCATATTCTCCAAATATTTCATTATTTATCATAATTACTAATTTTCCATTTCGACCACATTTTTCAAAAGATTCTATTCTAGCACCTTTTGTATAGTCTTTATTTATGATATAAGTTTCACCAAGCATATACAATCTCCTTTTACAATGTTATTTTAGTTTGTATATCTGGATATTTATTTTTCTCAACCATATGATATCTATATTCTAAAACAAGATCATCACATATATCCTGATATGCTAATATTTTAAATACTGGATCATTAATTCCTAATGTTTTTCCTTTAAACTTCTCATAATCATCTTCTTTAATTGTATAAATAATTGTATACCAAGGATCATCTGTAGTTTTTTGTGTTCTTACACAAACAAAATTAATATCGTTATATGATATCACATCTCCAACGTCTATATCATTTATATCTTCAATTTGACTCATAATATATTCTCCTTTCATATCTATATACATTACTAATTCGTTAATAAAATCGTAGTTATCAACCAGTTCAACTTTATAGTAATTTAAAAATAATATAAGGAGGAAATTAAATGTCTTTATATGGAATTGATTTTTTAAATGAAAAATCTGATGAAATAGTATCTACAGCAAATAGACGTATCGAAGATATATTTGGATATAGATCTCCAAATGGTAGTTATAATGCTTTGGTAAAGATTACTGGAATAGATGGATTGTTACGTGGAAGATCTGAAATGCTAGTATTAGATGAAACAAATACAAAGGTATTTTTAGATCTTCATAAAGACGGATCTTACAAAATTTCTGGTGGATCTTGGAACGAAAATGAAGATTATATGGCTGCTGCTATTAGAGAAACTCAAGAAGAAATGAGAATCAATGTAAAAGATATTGTATATGCTGGTGGATATATTACTTATTATAGTAATATAAATGGTCAACATAATATTCCGAAGCAATATAGATGGATTGGTACTTATACTCAATTATATATTGGAACAGAAAATGGTACCTATACTAAACCTATTGCTAAAAAAGATCAAGATGATATTTATTGGAAAGGAAAATATTATGATATTCATGAAGTATATAACTATTTAAACAAATATCATAAACATGCAATAAATATTATTCGTAGACGTAATAAAGAATTGGAGGACAATTATGGGTCAAATTATAACAGAAACAACTTTTTTATCTGATGAATTTGATAATTTGGAAAAAACAAAGAAAGATGAAGAATATCTTGAATATATTAAAGATCATATTTTAAACGTAAAAAGATCATTCGTTAATTATATGATTCCTCTATTAAAGAAAAATAATATTTCTTCTATGATATCTGATGAAGATTTAAAAGCAGCAATTATAAAAGCCGCCGAGTCTGTTCAGCATCATGATGATTCTAAATTCGGAGATGATGAATTTGATGGATATAGAGCAAGATGGTATCCAACTCAAAAAGAGAAAAATGGTGATCAAGAGTATCAAGATTTAGTAAAAGCTGAATATGATAAAGCCTGGGAGCATCATTATACTGTAAATGGTCATCATCCAATGCATTGGGTAGATCCTACAACTAAGATCGCTAAAGATATGACTTTAGATGCTATTATAGAGATGCTTTGTGACTGGGAGGGAATGTCATTGAAGTTCGGTACATCCACACTAAGTTGGTATGAAAAAGATGCTAAAGATGAAAAAGCAGCGCTTTCACCAAATACAAAAGCAATTGTAGAAGAATTGTTATACAATGTATTACATTGCTCTTAATATGTATACTTTCATATTTTAATCATATATTATAAAAGTGATAAGAATAGAGATAGATGAAAATCTATCTCTATTTTAATTTACTTAAGGAGGTTAAAAGATGAAAGATTTTAATATAATAGATGGGATAATTGATGTCTCATCTATTATATCATCTATAGGAACTATAGATAGTATAGGAATATGTCCTATAGATGATCACCAAACAATTGGAATACAGTTACTTGATATAATTAATCAATTTACTGCATTCCCTATCAATAATTAAATATATGCCACTGAGGTGATAAAACCTCAGTGGTAATAAAAAAGAATTATTTTTTTTTATTTTTTCCCTGGAATTTAGCAGGATTAGAATTATTATTCTGGTGATTATTAGATACATTATTTGTATTCTTATCATCTGATTTTACTTCTTCTGCCTTTTTCTCTTCCACTTGTCCTGCTGGTTTACTTTCATCCGTAGTATTAGCTACAGGATCAGATTCAGCTTTTTTCTCTTCGTTTACAACAACTGTATCAACAGGTGTTGTTTCTTTTTTGCCAGGCTCAGGCTGTTTAACTTCCTCATGTTTAGTTACAGTCTGTTGACCTGCAGAAGATTGTGCGATCAAAAATTGTTTGTACTCATCTTCGTTCATATGCTTCTCATTATGAAGACGTTCTACATTTGCTGTATTTACACGAGCAATATCAGAACTTGAGAACCGTCTGTAGACGGTTCCCAGTCTGATACATTTCTTTACATCTTCAAGAGTAAGATATAAACTTTTTGGAGCACGAATTACATCTACAGATTCAAGTCCTTTTATAATTCTCTTAGGATGAACACTGTAAAGATAAGATTTTGCTTCCATCAAGTTTTCTCCTTTTCTCTTATTTATCAATTCCATCGATAGCCATATCAATCAACTCATCATCACCGTAATCATAACTTAAGTTACTCTCACCAGCATCACCTGAGTTTGCAACGGCATCAATGTCATTGTCGTCCTGCTCTTCATCTGCTCCAGCGATCTCTGCACCTGTAGCATCTTCTAATTCAAGAGATTCATACACTGATCTAGCAGCATCTGGACCAATATTATTTACAGATCCATTTACCTGCACATCATTAGGAACTACCTGAGCAGATCCATCTGGTACGTTTCCAAGAATAGAATCTAATGCTGAGTCAAGATCTCCATTTGCAGATTCATAAGCCATACCAACTACGTGAGTAGATTTACCTTCCACTTCATCAGTAGAGTGTTTAATCTTACCTAATCTCTCTCCGCAGTCACAAGTATCAGCAACGTGGTCTTTTCCATCGTTTCCTCTGAATGCATTGCCAACTATATGGGTCTTATTACCCTCTACATCAGCTGTGGAATGCTTAACTTTTCCAGACCGTTCGTCTGCATCAGAGGCATCTAAAAAGGGTCAGCAAAAGCCTCAAGAGCTGCATCTACAGCCTCGTTTGTTGCATCCTGATCATTGTCATGTTGATTTGCTTTCTTCTTTCCATGAAGAACAATTCCTGTTACACCGATAACTGCTAAAGCTGCAGCGATAGCACCAGCAATGATCTTAGGCTTATTAGCTTTACCTTCTTTTGCACATTTCTGCGTATAACTATCGATAGCATCTACAATCTTGTTGATTCCTGGAATTTTTAATGCCTGAGTATGAGCTTTATCTCCAAGTCCTGAAATTTTCTCTTTAATTCCATTCTCAACAAGTACTGACTCGATAATGTCATCTAACTCATCATAAGAGTCATAAGACTCATTCTGTGATTGCTGCTTCTCATATTGCTTCTTTGTCATAACATGTCCAACAACAGCTCCTCCACCTAAAGCGGCTGCGAATGCACTAGCAATTGCTGCTTTTCTTACATTTGGATGTGCCTGCATATATTTGTAAGCAGCTTCTGAAGCAGATTTAACAGCTTTTCTGATTTCAGATGGCTTGCATTTTGAAAGTAAGTTCTTATTTGCATCTTCATCAAGTACAAATACATACTCTTCATCAACTGCCTCTACAGACTCATCAACTGAATCCATATAATTGTTCTCGTATCCGTAGCATGTTGACTCATCTACAGGAATAACCTCTCCAGCTAATCCAAGTTTAGCACCCTCAAGCTTAGCTACTGGTGGATAAACTGCAACTGTTAAGCAATCAGCAGCCTCATCATAGTATGTCTCATATGGTGAGTAGTATACTACTGACTCATTTGTCTGCTGGTCATCTTTACCCTGGGCTTTCTTCTTGTCATATGCTTTCTTAGCAGCAATTCCTGCACCTGTAAGAGCAGCGGCACCTACAGCAGCAGCGGCAATTTTACCTTTCTTATTTAATAATCTTTTATTCTTTGCATCAAAAACATTGCTTCCATCAGGTAACTGACCAATCTTTTTACCTTGTACAACCTTTTTGGTTGAAAAAGTATCAGCTATCTTAGTTCCTAAAGATTTGCCATTTTTAGCTTCTGCAACTAAATAAGATTCCATTGAAATCTCTTCAATATGCTTAGCTCTTTCAGCTGATCTGAACTCATCATAAGCCTCTTTAAGAGATCCTGTAAGAACAGTATCTGTATCACAAAGAGCTGCTTCTCCACAAGCAATATCGGCATCACCAATCTGAAGGAAATAAGCTTCATTCTGAGCTTTTTCTGATTTCTTCTTATTGTGTGCTTTGATGCCTTTAACTGCAGCAACTCCTGCACCTGTAAGAGCAGCGGCACCTAATGCTGCACCTGCAACTTTACCTTTACTAATAGATCCATCATCTTTAGTAAAAGCTCCTGCAATTTTCTTTCCAGCACCTTTAACTTTCTCTTTAACTCCTTCATCTACAACTGTAGCGTCATAGAATCCAAAATCAGTAGCTTCCTGTTGAGTATCCTGTGAATTGTTCTGTGCTTTCTTCTTATCAAGATGATGCTTAATAGCAGCACCTGCTGCTACGGTTGCAGCTGCAGCTCCAGTGCCAATAGCAATCTTTTTACCAAGTCCACTCTTCTTTTTTGCAACTTCTGGTAATTCCTTTGCTCGTAAAGCTGGTAATTCCTTTGCTCGTAAAGCTGGTAATCCAGATACTGGTCCAGATGCAATTGCCTCATCTAAAGCTTTCTCAAGTACCTTCTCCTCAAGAGATTCTGTACTTGCTTCAAAAGCCTCATCAATAGCTACAGATCCTTCACATAATGTATTTACTGCTTCATCAACAGCATCATATCCTGTAGCACTTGCAATAATGCTCTCTGCAATGCTGTTATCATCATAAAATGAACCCATTGTATAGTCCTCCTTTACGTTATTATTATCATTTTGATCATCATTCTGGCTAATATCTCCATCATTTGAAGGTGAGGAGCTATTATTATTCTGGTTCTGATCATCAGATTCTGTAAATAAATCATCCAGATCAAATCCCTCTTCGATAGCCTTCTTTATACCAGGTGTCACATCATGTGCCTGAGATTCAGCAGACTTACCTTTAAACATTCCTACAGTTCCTACTTCACCACTTACTGGGAGAGAAACATCTTTTGATCCTTCTGCATCTTTTTCAGAATAAGAAGCATCTCCATCCAACTGATATTCAGATTCAGGATCAGGACCTGTCCAAGGAATTCCAGCTTCATTAACACCAGCAACGGCATCAATTAAGCTGTCATCTTCATCGAACATGAGATCAAAATCTAATTCATCCGATGTGCAATTAGCAAATACGGAATCCATATTTTTTGCTACTTTCATTGCGTAGTCCTCCTTAACTTATTTTAGGATTTTTTGATATCAAATCTATAAAAATCTTAATGATTTTACTTTTATGTTCATCCTAATGCTTTTTCAATGTAATATTCTAGACAAAAAATCAACAAAGGAATCATATAAAAAGTCTTAATAGCAGTATTCAAATCTACATTTAAAGTAGATTCTACTTCCTCTTTTGTAAGATCTTCACCATAGAAATACTTTACAAAAATGTTTTGCCATAAAGGAGCTTCATTTTCTCCATCTTCTATGATCTTATGATCTTGAATTGCATATACTAATTCATCTCCAAAAGATGTAGCTGCATATGCAGTAGGAGGTACAATATAATTTGTCTTAAAGTAAGTTTCAAATCTAGAAGAAAATGTAGTTCCAAATGAAACTATATTTACTGGTATATACCTTCGATTTGATTTTAAGAGCAAATTAATATCTTTCTTTTCAAATGCTCTGAAAAACGAATGATCATATTCAATCCCAAATGTTTTTCCAGGATCTAATTTATGATCAATATAAACATATGATTCAGATCCATTTGCAAGTATTTTATTACGAATTAAAAATTCTATCATATATGGATCATACATTCTCCATTCTGTCATATCCATATAGATATATGTTTGAACTTCTGAGTTATAATATAACTCATTAAAATAATCTTTCAGAGTTACAGCAATTTGATCCATCTGTTTTGCTACAGCAAGATCTTCACTACGAACAATTTTAACAATATTTGTTCCTTCTCTTTTTTCGATCATTTTATAAGTTGCTATAACTTGATCTTGAATCCTAGTATTATCTACATACTCAAGTTTATAACTAATTTTATATGCATTTGATCCATTTTGTAATGTATCTGTCTGTACATCAGTAATTATGAATAACCATGTAGAATCTTTTACATAGTTTACTTCGAAATAATCACCTTCTGTAGGAATAATTGTATTTGGTAAAATTACTCCATCTCCAGATACTTTATCAGCTTCCAATCCAAACTCTTCAAATTCTGTTTGTAACTCAATACGATCAATTCCATAGATCATAAAGTCTTCAATCTTATTAAATCGAATACTTGTTTCTGAGCCAATATTATCATAAGAAAGTTTAGATCCTGGATCTAAACTACTAAGAGTTTTATTGATATTATAATAAGTAACAATCGTTGGTTTCTTATCACTAAAAGAATAAAACGAGTTGTTTACAAGATCTCCATAGAAAGAAGTTATTTTCTCCACAGTATCATGATATGTGGTTTCCAATATCTTTCCCATCTTTCACACCTCTTTTCTGTTATATAATTATACTAATGTGATAATTAAACAAAAAATAAAGAGGAGAGTGATTTTCTCACTCTCCCCAAAGATCTATAGGTGCAACATATTCTTTTATATGAGATGGATGAACTCCAAAATCTTTTTCTCCTTCAAACATATTACGATGGACATACATTGGAATATTCATTACCTTTAAATATCTAGCAACTTTTTTCATATTCCAATTTGATCCAAATTTATCATTATCAGGATAATAATGAAATTCTGTATATGGTAATTTATAAGTTTCTAAGAAATACATAGCAATTCCAATATAATTAGAACCACCAATACTTGTATAGATTCCTGGTTCTCGATGTCTCAAATTCTCATAAATTGATATAATATCAAAAGGCCCTTCTGCTACATGAATTTTAATTCTTTCTGTAGTACATAAATCTATCTTTGTTGGAACTGTATAAAATCTCTCAGAAGTATCATACTTATTAAAGAGCTTATAATTTATATATCTTTTATCAATAGATTTATAAACTAATCCCTCTTTGCAAATTCTTCTCATATTTAAGAAAGCATTATCAATTGATAAAAATCCTAAAAAGTTTATATCCAATTGATCAATAATATTTGAATCTCTAGTTGTATCAGTAATATAATTATCTTTCATAATATCTTTTAGATTTAATACAACTTTTAAATCTCTTAGATCTTTATAATTAAAATTAGTCCCTAATCGTTTATTAAAGAAATCTAATTTATATCTTGAAATTTCATTATCTGTAGTAGTATTATAATTTACTTTATAATGAGTATTGGAGAGATATTTATTATAATTTACTTTCGACATCTTTTTATTATGCTCAATCAATTCGAAAGCTATATTTTCATCATAAATATCCCATTCAATCAATTTCTTATAACTAACTATTCCAGAGTTATGACATTTATGACAATAATACAAACTAGGTTCATCTTCACTTTGAGGAATTGAAATATAAAAATGCTTTGATTTTGGATCTCTTGAATCTGGACAATACATACATCTGCAATTTATCATTCTACCACCACTTGCTAAAGAAGCTGTTGGTATTCTTGATAATAAGAATTCTGCATATTGATTCACATCCATTTAATCACCTCCTAAAAATAAATCGGTATGAGTTTTCACCCATACCGATTAATATTATAAATCTTCAAAAAATTTATCTGGTACTATTAATACTAATCCGATAATAAATGTAAATACTCCATATCCAGCAGCAAATAGTAATCCAATTAATGATAAAAATATTTTTACATAGCAACTATTTTTTATAAAATCTTCCATAGATTTAACAATTGGAATTCCTAATCCTATTATTATCAATGCAATAATGCACATAACAATCCCACCAATGATTGCTATAGTCCGTCTCAATTTCATTTACATTCCCTCTCTTCTAAATTAATAATACATAGATAAGAGTTTCTTCGATAACAAATCTTGACTCTATTTGAATGTCTTTTCCATGAATATCTTTATTATGATAATCAATGATTGAAAAAGATGATGTAATAATAGTTGCAATTGTTCCTAAAATCTGTTGAAGAATCTTCTTATTCTTATACTTGTTTACTACATATGGATAGTACTGAGAAGCTTCCATTTCTGCTAACTCTCTTTTATTAAGAGTCTTACGTGAAACAATTTTATTTACTTTTCCCGATATAATATATGGTAAAAAGTTCATATTATTATTAAGCAACATCTTTTTTGCTGACAGCATCAGTTTGATATAATCATCCTGATTAATTGCATTTGGAGAAATAGTATCTCCAAAATATTTATAGAATAAATTAAAGATTAATTGTCTCTGGAATCCATTCATCATTTCCCCATGATCATTTACAAGTTCTTTCTTATAGAACTCTATCTCTTTTGGATCATAAGGTCCCCAATCTCTTTCAATAATTTTCATTGTATATTCATAATTAAACTTAGTCTGCAGATATATAGATTCATCTGCTTTTGTTAAGTTAGATTCATAACGATCAAAATCAGATGTATTATCTTCTCCCTCTCGTTTACTAGAACTTAAAGTTACATATGAATATTCATACTGAATATCAGTAATCTGGAATTTATTACTCTTCTGAATTGAGGTATAATTCAGAGATACCATATTCTGATTAAATGTATATTTCGGAATAATATTTAAGATAATATTCCTAACAGCATCTGCAGAATGACTGACTGTATCTTTTCCTCTGATATCCTGCTTTGCCCAAATTACAGCATTATTTTTTGCATTTCTATTTACATTAGAAATACTTGTTTCATCCAGTTTTGACTTAATATCTACATTTGAAAATACTGGAGCATATAATATATTATCATAGACATCTAATAAGAATTCATCAATATCAGATACCTTTCTCATATATGCAAAATGAGTAATTATTGGAATGCAAAGATTCATCATAATACTAATCTGCATTAATGCTTTTGCATGTTCATTTGTATATTGAAGCTGAGGATTATTTGCACTCTTATAAGAAAGAGTTAATGAATAATTAGCTTCAACCATTGCTCCTATTTTTGCAAATAAACTTGGTTGTATAATGTATCTACAAATATCATACATAAAGTTTGATATATTATATTCTGGATAATAATCGATAAAGAATTTTAACTGAGCAAGATTTGTAAAATACTCTTTTTCTATATCAAAAAATTTCTCAAAATAATTAAGATAGTGACAAGTATGATCTCTTAAAAGATCTGAGTTATAACTTTTCTTCGGATTGATCATAAAGAAATCAATACGACTCTGATGTGATTGATCTGTATTTTCCTGATTAGTTTCATCAATATGATAGAATCGACCAATCGGTGCCATAATAATATTTTTTGCATTCGTAAAGAATACATCTTCTGGATTTGGGTTCCATTCGTCCACTAATGGTAGTTGTTGCATCTCTTAAAGACTCCTTTTCGAAAATATTATTTCTTATATATCATTTATATAATATATTATTTATTTCCGTTTTGTCATTTTATCTCCATTTACTGTTTTTATAGATTTAATTGACTTGATAGATCCTGTAGATTTTACAGAAGAAACTTTTAGGTTTCTATTTCTATTATCTATATTTACAGTTTTTATACGATCTTGTTTTGATTTGGTTTTCTGTTTTTGAAGTTTATTTCCCTCATCTTGTCGTTTCTGAATCTTAGAATCTGCATTCTCAATCTTATTCTGTAACTCACTCCAAGATATTTCTGGAATAGAATCAAATAAACTAACTCTATTTAATCCTTTATTTCTAATTGCAAGATAAGCAAAATATAATGATTTTACATATCCCACATTTCCAGATGGGTTCTTCTCTTTTGCTGAATCTCTTATTGCTTTATTACTCATCTTAGATTTTAATTCTTTGATGAATAAATTATTTTTATTAAATACATGAGCATATGTATAAACAAATGCAGGATCATTAGAAAAGAATCTTACATTATATTTCATTAAATTCTGTCCAGATTCTTTTACATCAGAATTTGTATAGAATTCTAATACGACATCATAATAGAATTTTGGTACTACTTCTGAAGGAATCTTGAGGTAAATATAATATTTATTTTTCTTGCTATCTTTATAAAGCTTATAATTAACAATACCATGTTCACGTACCATTATCTTATTGAATTTATCTGTATAACTAGATCTCATGGATTCTCTCATAACGCTATTTAATACAGCATTATGTTTTCCCATAGGATTCTGTATATATTGTTCGAAAGTCATTTCCATATTACAATCGTCTCCTTTCAGAGATGATATTAGGTGGACATTATAGTCCACCTTTACCATACCCACCCAGTATAAAAGTTCGAAAAAACACAAGAAAGAAGGGAAAAATAAAATTTCTATGAAATTCCACTAGGTGTATTAAATTTCTAAGCCTAAAGATTAATATATGTTAAGGCTAGATGCCTGGAGACAACACTGGTTACATGTAACCATCATTGTAATAATCTTGGAAATTGTATCCAAAATACTTACATCCAGCATTATTGAACATCTAACGTTAGCACCAGATTTATCATCAGGATCATCAGGAAGAGATCCAGATGAAATATTATATGGCATTCTATTTTTAATGCTTGCTGTGATATACTTATCTATCTTTTCAGCATCGCCACATACAGTTCCATAGAGAACCTTTGTAGTATCTACATATGATAAGAAAATTGCTCTTGCAATATCTATCATAATATCTTTCTCATATTGAGAATATGTTTCAAGATCCTTCATAATACCAATTGCATTATATGAAAACTGAAGACCTTCAAAGTTTGCTGCATATCCAGTACCATATAATGCTGCTGAATTACAGTTTTTAATTGCATCCTCAACAAGATCTTTTGTTGCATCCCTTTCAGAAACTGTAACACCACCAACAAGATAATCTACCATATTAGATTTAAGAGCTGATAATCTTCTCTTTAATAATCCAATATCATTTGCATTACCTGTACTCTGAGCAGTCTTAAGTTCAGTCTCAAGGAAAGTCATCATTGTTGTATATATTGGATCTGGGTTTTTATCTTTATCAACCATATGATCTGGATTGATAAATTTTGTTTTGCTTGTATCAGCAACAACTTCTTCACAATGTCCAGCAAATTCCCAAACGTTTTCAACTGTTGGAGCATTACCAGCTTCAATGTCTTTCTTCTGAATTTCTGGATCGATATATTTACGAATAGTTTTACATCCACAAAGATTCGCAATATCATCCATGATAATTTCATCAGAAGCTACTACATTTGAAATGATAAGTACTGGTGGCTTCATAGCTGCAGATCCATTCCTATCATACTGATACATAGTTTCTACAAGCTGCTTTAATGTAACTGTCATATCCTTAGATAATCTTGGGCAAACAATTACAGTAGAAATTGGATCTTCATCATTCTTCATTGGATCATAGATATTATGCAGTAATATAGCTTCAAAAAGCTTAATATGATCCATAGTATCAATAGGATCAACGAAGTGATATACATGTGCATCTTTAATAACAGAAGTATTATTATCTCTATTATTAACAAATGCAGGGTCTGACATTCCTTCATTTATTGTGAGTCCATCATATACTTTGATATCGCTACTAGTGCCATTTGAAATTCCTACAGAGAGATTTACATTAAATCCATGCTCTGAATAAATATCACGAATATTCTTAGAAACTTCTTCGTTACCATTTGTAGATATCATAGAAATATTATAGATATCATCAAGAGTGATATCTTTATTATCAAGCTTAATCAACTTCTCGATAGTTCCTACAACATTCTTGAAAAAGCGAATCAACTGGAATGGTGGTACATTATTCTTCTTCTCTATCTTTGTTAATTTATCAAAGATAAATGAAGATAAAATAACTGTAGATGTAGTTCCATCTCCTACCTCTTTCTCTACATGAGTAGTGATATCTACTAACTCTTCTACGATAGAAGCTTCAATAGGAGCAGAGTTAATAATATTCTTTAATACCTTTAATCCATCTTTTGAATAGATAGAAGATACATCTGCATGACTCTGACCTTTAATGATCTTTGTATTTGATCCCATAGGACCGAATGTCTTTGATAAGAAATTGCTTGTTGATTTGAGAGTACTATTCTGAATCTCTCTTAATTTTTCTCCAGATACAACGTTTGTCTGATTGTTTGGTGTAGATACTTTAACTGCACCATTAAGAACATTATCATTTGTATCTTTACATGTTTCTTCTACACCATATTTTGATGAGAATTCTTCATATTCCTGTGAAATAAAATCGTTCATTTCTAATACCTTCCTATAATATCCATCCTATACATATCAACTATACTTACAAGATTTCCATAATGAATACAATCCTGGATAGCTTGATGATCAATAAGATCATTATTTGCTTCATTCAGATTTAATCCAGAAGTAGAAAAATATATTGTTTTACCAGTTAATTTCATTGATGTAAATGGCAATGCTTCGTCAAGATATCTAAAATAAAACTGAGAAAACATATCTGGATTAATATCTCCAGAATTTATTTCAGACATTGATACCATTGGAAACTGCTTCATGATTGGATGGTTTTCTATTATTTCTTTTTGATATTCGTTATTGTACAAGATAGTTGGATTGATATCTCCAGAATCCTTAAAAAGCCTAATTAACTCAACAAATTGAGTATAATATGAATAGCTCAAAGCATCTTGATACTTTGTATCTATTATTTCTTTATAGCATTCATCTAAGAATTCTTTATCTTGATCTAAAAGATTATCATTAGAAGCTACCAATAATGGATTCTTTTCTTTACGCTTATATTCCAATCCTATTAATTCTATTTTATTAAGTTTATTCATCTTTTCTAAATTAAAATAAGTTGGATTTGGAAATTCATTTAAACAATATCGAATAACTCCAATATCAGTATCAACTAAACATTCAAAGCTTACAAGTGGAGTTGCTTTTATCATATCAGCTCCACCTGCAAATTGCTCTGATACCCGTTTGTATTGTTCTTTATTCATCTAACATATCCTCAATATTCTCATATGAGGTATGGTTTGATGTTGTTGAACCAGCATTATCCAAGAAATTATTTGAACCAGAATAATTGCCATTGCCAGATCCATTATTTCTTCTTTCAATTCCAAGCTTATCATAGATAGGGTCCATCTTCTTAAGAACTCTAGCCTGATCATATCTTGTAATATCAGCAACACTGTACGCTGCAGCTCCATTAATGAATCTAGCAAAATCTGAAATACAATACAGAAGCTGCATAATCTCTGCATCCTCATCATATGCTTTCTGAAGTTTCATAGCTTCAATATCATCCCACTCAAGAGCATAGTTAGCCGCTACATTAAGAATGAACATATCTGAATCTAAGATATTTCCATTTCCATCAATCTTTCCAATGGTAATAAGAACTGCTTTATCTTCTGGTCTTGTATGGAATCCAATATAGCTTACTTTCTCTCCCATACCTGTATTTACACCAAATGCCTTCTTAGGATCAATATCATTTCCTTTTCTGTACTCAAGGAACTTCTTAATCTGGTCTGTTAACAGATAAGCTTTCATTGGTGATAAGCAGATGCTGATGATAGGATCTACCTTATAATTTTCTCCATACTTACTAATCTCAAGATACATTAATCCTGAGCGATAGTAGACATTCAGCATTCTACCATTCTCGTAATTCTTTATTCTGAATCGAGAATAATATGTATTCTCGAAAAGTCTATTGTTGCTTCCGTTACTGTTGTTATTACCATGATCTCCAATTGCCATTGTAATATCCTCCTTTAAATTTTATTAATCTTTAGACTCGATGAGTCAATTATAACTTTGTTGTAGTTGTTGTAAATTAGTATGTTATCAGAGAGCGAAAATCCCATACCACAACTATTAGTGGTATGGGAGTAAATTAAGCATATTTCACTTTACTTGTATCTGTTAATTTAGTATCTGATAAAACTTTAGTTAGAGCATAGCAAGCTTGAATTACATCAGCACCAGGCTCTTTTGTAAGGCTTGCACCAAATCCAACAAAGTTCTCTTTAGAATACATGAATTTTCTTAACTCTTCATTTGCTTCTACTGTATATACACCCTTACATGTAATCTGGTCACCATCATAATCAGCTCCCATTCCACCTAAGTAAAGGTTAGATATTCTTAATGTATCTACAAAGCTGTTAGAAGTATCCATTCCTATATCTTTATCTTTGATCTTTGGATAATATGGATAGAATTCTCCATTTACATACATTGGTAATGTTTCTTTTGTTGAAGATACTACAACTTGAGTTGTAATCTGGTTTGTATAACTATCAATTGGGAAACGTGTAACTAATATCTGTTTATCTTTTGAAGCTTCTACAGCAGCAATATAGAATACATCACACCAAGTAAGTCTTCTATTATATACATTATCACTATCTGGATTTATAGATTGATTATTTTCTTCTGGATTATTTCCAGATCCTTTAAATCTCATATAGTAAACTTCATCAGTTCCTTCAACTGGTAATTCAACTGGAACAAATCTATTGTTATATCCATGCAGAAATCTGTCCATTTCTCTTTTAATTCTTTCATCTGAGAAATTAACTTCTGGAGAATCTGGATATACAGATTTCATATTTCCATTCTTATCCATAACTGGGTAAGTATTAATTCCTTGAAATTCATTCTCAAAGAATCTACGAGCATGGTACATTACAAAATCTCTAAACTCTGTAATTGTAGCATATAGTGGTACTGCAGATTTATCAAATGAAACCATAAGATCATCTACTTTTTCAGCTTTTAATTCTGGAGCAGAAATTACAAGACGAGAAGAAAAGTTTGCGGTCTTAGACATATTTGCTCTTCTTAATATACCCATCTTTCCAGACATACCAGCACCAACATCTTTTCCAAGAGCATCATTCTTATTTCCAGCAAAGAAATCATATATATTCAGAATAATCTCCTGAACTGTTGCTTTCATAGTATCTGTAGCATCAAAGAAATAATCTTGAGTTTCTGTAAGAGCATTTGTTCTGGTTATCAAATTATTGTATAATTTATTTACTCCACCTAATCCAACAACTCTCTTACTAGAAGATGCTGTATTTTTATCTCTATAGAATGGAGGTATTACAATATATTTTTTGATAAACATTCTATCTCTATTCATTTCAAGATATTTTACAGAAATATCTTTAGAAATAGATTTTGTATCTTTGAATTTAATTCTTTTAATATTCTTTCTTAAGAATTCAATTCCAGTTTCTCCATTATCCTCATCTTCTACAAACTCACCTTTTTCGTTTATTACATAATATTTGACTCCATGAACGATATTACGCACTGCACGATCTAATCGAATCCATGTTTTATAGCATGATGGATCTAGAAACCATGAATGTAAATCTATATATCCATATATATTAGAACGCTCTTCCATAGTATATCCGAAGATTTCATTACTTAATAATCCTCTAGGACTTGGAATATTTCCAGCACTAAAAGCTCTCGGATCTGATACTGGTTTACAATCATTTACAGAAACAAATTTTTCTACATCCAAAATATCTAATCGTAATCTTGTTGTTACTTTTTCATATTGCTCTTCTGTCAAATAAGCATTATTTAAATAATCATTTGCTTCATCTATAAATTGTATAATATCTCCACAATGATCTTGAATCACATTGATTTCATTTACAATGTTATCTATACTTAAAATAGACATCTAGATATCCTCCTTTTAAGATATTTAATTACTCAAATGTAAATCTAATAAAATATGGGATAGTCTATATAGACTATCCCATATACTTTACTGCAATATTACTTTAATAGCATGATCCGTAAGAGATTCTATACCTACAGAAATTGGTCTATTGTAAATTACAATATTTCCAGACTGTATATTAGATAAAGCTAAATCTCTATCATTATTCGATTTGAATATAATAGAGAATTCGATTGAGCTGTCATTATTATTATCAACTGTAACACTACCTTTATCTTCGACTATTTGCTTTAATGCAATAAAATGATCGAAGAAATCAACAATCATTTTTGGGTATTGAATTCCACTAATCGAATCAAAAAATTGAATTCTATTCATTTCTTAGTAACCTCCAACTTAAGTCATTTCATCCACAACTTCTTCCATAGCTGCAGCTTTCTGTTCTTCAGCAGAATTAAGAAAGTTTACATATTGCTTATAAATAGCGTGGATATATCGATTAGGCATATTCTCCAATTCCCCAATTGTAATAGTACCCTTAAGATATTTACTTAGGTTGATTAGTTTAATGATGTATTGGTTAAAGCTCCCAGTTGATAACGGGTAAAAACCAGCTCTTCAGCAGAAGTTCTCTGCTCCTCTGTCATAGTATGGCACTGTGGACATTCTACTGATGGATATACATAGTACATTCCAGGATTCATAGCAATAATGTCTCTTACATATGCTTTTACTGGACCAAACTCATCAACAGATAATGTGTTGAAGATCTTCTCATATTTCTGCAGCTTAGACTGAACAGTCTTAACAGCATTGTCTGTATACTTCTTATATCCAACTGGAATAAGTTCATGAGTTTCCTGATTGATAACGTACAGCTCATCAATATATGGAATATAATCAATGATTGATGAATATTTACGTCTTGTAGCATCATCGAGAGAAGCTAACTCAAACACATTGTAGATTGATGGCTCTCTGAATCCAATTGCAACTGACTCACTAAGAGGAACAACCTCAGATACAAACAATCCATTTGATACTGGAGATGCTTCACTCTTGTACAGCTTGCTGAACTCTTCTTTTGCTTTACTATTCTCAAACTTAACCATATCCATGATTTTAATATCATCAGTAAGGAAAGTTTTCTTACATCTTGTATTGATACAATCCTCTGGTAAGAAATTTGCACCATTGAAAGATGCAATATAAATAGCAAAGAAGTAATGGTCTACATCTCTGTATGGAGTTACCTTGAGCCACTGCTCGAAGCTTGAAGGTCTTGCAGATGCAATATGATCATATATCATATGGAATCTTCTATTGAGGGCATCTACAGAATTTCTATCCTCGCTATACTCACGTAGCTTCTCTAATTCTGATCCAGAGAACTCTTTCACAAAAATAGTAGCCTTCTGTGTTGGTAATACCCATTTAGCAACCTTAGCTTTATTTGGCTTGAAGAATGGCATTACATTTGTTACTGGCTTTTTAACAACAGTAAATGAAGAAATATCTAATTTCTTAGATGTAGGCTTTAATCTCTCTGTAGCCATATCCTGCAACTGCTTTAAGATAGTATCATCATCAGTTTCTGCAATCTCAGAGTTATTAATCTCTTCATCATCATTATCATCGGTAGCATCTTCTACTGAATCTCCAATAGATTCTACGCCTTCCTCAACATCAAGATCGATATCTGGAGCATCAAAAACCTCATCCTCATCATTTGAAGACTCATCTGTTTCTGTAAGAGCTGCATTGGATTGCTCAGAATATACTTCATCATTATCGGCTGCATCGATATCAAGATCATCTGTTACATCCATATCATCAATATCCATAGATGCATCATCTGAATCCTCATCAAAATCATCTGATATTAATGATCCTTTTCCTTCAGATGCTTCTGCTGATTGCTCCATACTCTTCTCATCCTTATTTGCTGCCTCAAGCTCTGCCTTCTCTTGCTGCTCTGCCATCCACTCATGATACTCACTTGTTTCTTTTTCTACATATTTGCTAAAAGCAGAATCTGGACCTTCAAGAATAGATTTAGCAAGTGCCTCTCCAGCATTCTGAGGCATATCTGCATCTTCCTCATCCTGAGGTGCAATTGTAGAAACATTTACAGATTGTCTTGGAGCTACAGTTGCTGTTTGTGGCTTTTGATTATTTTGAGTTATAATTGTTTTTGCTCTTCCAATTGTTGCTGGTTCCTGAACAGAGTCTGACTCCATAACTCCAACAGTATGATCTGGATTTGTAATATCAATATTTACTGATCCATCCTTAAGATTATCAAGTGCACTCATTTTTATAAACCTCCTAATTTTAATTTGATTTTATATCTTCCAATTTTATTGGAACTGGTGCTGATTTTGACTCATATACATATGTCATATCGCCAACAGAAATTTCAATATTACATAATTTATCAGGTGTTCTGATCATAGCAATATTTACATTTTGATACATTGGTAAATATGTTTCAATTTGATTCTGTATACGATCTTTTAATTCTTCTAGAGTATCTTGACCGTATCGAAAGTTTTTTAATCCAATTCCCATTTCTGGATGAAGTCTATCCTGTCCTGGGTTCATAAGCATTAATTCCATCAATCTCATAGCAATTGAATTTTTTCCTTCGACATATCTAGGGTTTTTAAAGTTATCTACTGAAAATAGATATTCTTTATTCTTTATACTCATATTGATTTCCTCCTTATCGGATTACATAAATGTCTTTCTTGTAACTATTTACAAATTATTAGTTTGTGCTATACCTTTCACATCACTATAATTATCAGTAAATATAAGGAGGAAAGAAATGAGTAAAAGAATTACTACATACAAATGCATGTATTGTGATAAAAGATTCAATAGATCAGATCTTGTAAACCATGTTGGTGAAGACCACGAAGATATGATTCCAGAAGATTTTACTCCATTAAGACTCGTATTTAATTATGTAAATAAAAAGCCTTTATCTTATCATGGAAAATGTACTGAATGCGGAGGTGCTACTCCTTGGGATGAAAATAAAGGTAGATATGATAGACAATGTGGCAAGAAAGCTTGTCATGATAGATATGTAAAAAAGTTTGAAAATAATATGGTAAATAAAAGAGGAGTAAAGAGAATTACTTCTACAGAAGAGGGACAAAAGAAAATGTTGGCAAACAGAAAAATTTCAGGAACTTACACATTCCAGGATGGTGGAAAGAAAACATATACTGGATCTTATGAATTGAAAGCTCTTGAATTCATGGATAAAGTTATGAATTTAAAATCTGCTGATATTATGGCTCCTGGTCCTACTCTTGAATATCAATTTGAAGGCAAGACCCATATGTATATTACAGATTTTTATTATCAACCATATAATCTTGTCATTGAAGTAAAAGATGGTGGTAGTAATCCAAATAAAAGATCTATGCCAGAATATAGAGCAAAGCAGATTGAGAAAGAGAAATTCATCATCAAGAATACGAACTACAACTATCTTAGATTAACTGATAATAACTTATCTCAGTTATTATCTATCTTCTGTACTTTAAAGATGCAACTTGTTGAAAATAGTGGAGAAAGAGTTGTTAAAGTAAATGAATCTGTAACCTTAGAAGCTATGAATGCTTTATTATCTGGAAAGGTGCCTGGATTAAAAGATTCTGATGCTTATATTGTAAATTATATACAACATAGTTCTTTCAATCCTGGATGGGAACAATCATATGGAGTTACAAATAGTATTAAATTGGATAGAATCTTTGGTAAAGATATAAATGGAAATCTTGGTCAAGTTAATCCAGATACTATTTCTAATGTAAAGATATATAAACTCCCAATTACAATTGGAGAGGTAAGTAAAATAATTTCTCCATATATTGGAAAAGAGATAGATAATAAATTTATCTATGAAGCTTTGATTGGTAAGAAATTATATACTTATGATCAAATTGCTTGCGATAATTTACCTTGTGTAAAATCATTAACAGAAGACTGCTCAGATATATATTCAGAATTTACAAACTATTTACTGTATGGACAATCTAAAGTTCAACTTGAGCAAAGTTTGTATAATATTGAATCTGAATTAAGTCAGATTAAGGAGGAAATATATGGATAAGTTTAATGTAATCATTCCAACTGCAGATCTTGATGAATTAAATATAGATATGGCATCTTGGTGTTCTCTTCCTTATAATATGAGAATGAGATCTGATGAAGAATGTATTCGTGCATATGGAATGACAAATGCAGAATTATATAATAGAATCAAAGAAAAAATTCTATTAGCAAACGATGTTGTTAATAGAAATAAAGATAATCTTATTATTTCTAATGAAGCAATTGTAGCTTCTGATAACGAAAATTCTTGGACTAATTCTGCATTAATAGATAAATCATTAGAACTGCAGAAATCTCCTTATATCGTATTAGTAGATCCTATACTTAATAATGTAGAAGCAGTTACAGATCGTTATATTAAGTATATGCTTTTGAATAGTAAGAATAGATTAATTTCTAATAATTACTCTCTAATGATATATGGATACAATGTACCAAATATGTATTCTATCGTTTTAGATACAATTTCTCAACAGAAGCATGAATCTGAATTAGATTCTGATAATATTAAAACTGATACTTCAAACTCTGTTATGGAGCATTTTTCTGATTATGCAAATCAGATGATTATTTCTGAAAATAGTACCAATATTATTAAAATGAAATTGGATGCATTGAGTCCAGATTTAACAACAGAAGCTACAAGTATCTACAATAATATTATTACAGAAGCAGATCAATTTGAACTATTTGATGCTTATAATCTTCCAGAAACTCCTTGGTTTTGTTATAATGAAATGAGTAATTTCGATTTACCAAAAACAGGATATATCAAGGCAGTTAAAGAAGCAATGGATGCTTATAAAAAAGATAACTCAGAAGCTAATTGCAATGCTGTATTATCATTAGGATGGAATCCTAGTGTATCTGTAAACGAGAATAGTATTAAATATGCAAAGTTGCGACAATTAGATTTCTTAAATAATAATGCTCCTAGAGTAATAAATATTTCAGAAATAAATACAACTTGTGTAGATAATCCTGCTGTTGTTCCTCAGCTCTTTTTCAATCTTTATATTGTATTGAATAGATCCATGATTTCAGAAAGTACAATTTATAATAAATTTGGTATTGCTTTTTCAAGTAAAATGGATCAAATATATACAGTAAATATTGAAGATAATTGTTGTTTGGGATTTAGTTTAGAGCAATTATCTAATTACAATGATATTGATATTATTCTGATAAAAGTAGATAAGCAAGTATACACAGCTTTAGCTACTTTCATTGCTTCTCATAAAGATATAAATAAGTCTGATATAAAGATTAAATCTCTTTATACTGTACTTGCAAATACTAAGAATAAATATGATCCAGCTTCTGCTAGATTATATTATCTTAAAATACTTGATATCATTAAAGAATTAATTTCTTATAATAATGATATGGAGGATTATGCTGTATCTTATGGTAAGAATGTGTATCTCTATAAGATATATTCTGGATTTGCTGCTGAATATAAAGAAGATAATATCTTGAAAATACTTTCAATTTTAAATTGTAAAGAATATAGAGAGAAATTTATTATTTCTAATTGTCAGAATTATAACGTTACTGGTAATGAGAATTCAGCAAAAGAGATCTATAAAGAGATGCTTTCTATCTATACACCATCTAAAGTTATTATGAGTATTTCAGATTAAATATTTTCGAGAAGAGGTCTTATAGATCTCTTCTCTATATTTTATTTCATTCATATATTATAAATATGAATTAAAAGGAGGATAAATCTATGAATAACTGATAAAACTGAACATTGAATTATGTTAGAAAATTAATAAAGTAGAATAATATCTACTTTCAAATAAAAGATTGGAGGACAAAAATATGTCACAGTTTGCTTTAATTTTTAGTACTATTTCATCAGATATTGATATGGTAGCAAGAAGAAAATGCTGGGGTGATGATTTCATTTATGTTGTGCCAGCTGGAAAATTTGCTCCATATACACCAACAGCTCACCATCTTGTAAATGATGAGGGATTAGTTAATTATTTACCTTATATTGCTCGATTTGATGCTACAACTAAATCGGTATCTCCTTGGACACCTTCTAATGAAGATTTGTTTGCATTAGATTGGACATTTGCAACTTTTAATAAAGAAAAGGCTGCAACTTTAAAAGGAGATAATATTGTAAAAGGAGAATCATCAAAATGAATACTAAAACAATGAAAGGCTATAAGCTTTTTAAAGAATTAGATGATGGAACAATACATATTGTTCGTATCACAAATTTAAAGGAACTTCATGCTCAGAAAAATGTTTCAAAAGATAAAATAGAAATCTATGATTATCTGACAAAAGAAACAAGAGAGACAACTATTGGAGCTTTGAAAGGATATACACCTTTAGAGCCAGATGCTATCTTTACAATTTCTATTGGATCTGTTAAAGATGAAGCTGGAAAAACTTTCAATGATGTAATTTGTACAATTACAAATTATCTAATGGTAAAAGCTAAAATATCTGGAGTTCCATTTGCAGTTTGTAGACAGAATATTACAGATATTTTTGCTAATCTCTATTCAGTAAAAATAGATCCAGATATTGTAGGTTTAGCAGTTAATCAGAATGACTGCCCTACAAATTTCGATTATTCATTGATGCTGGGTACATCTTCTATATCAGATTATGATTTCATCAATTTCTATAAAACAGATACAATTGATGATATTCTTAATATGATAGATCAGCCAACATATGATGCTGTATTAAAAGATCTGTATAAAGAGCATGTAGAGCATGAGGGAAATCCATCTTTACTGTTTAAGAAATCTCATAAAGGATGGTGCTCTACTCTGGAATTATTATTAAAAGAAAATAATTTCCAGAATGATATAAACGAATTGTTTAATATCTTACAGGTTGATTTCAATATCACAGATTATGTAGAGAAGTTACCTCTTCCTACAAATCCAGATATTAAATATGATTCTCTTACAGAAGATATAAAAGCTTGGTTATCTTCAATCTATAAAGTAAACATGAATGATGCTACTTTATTGGAATATGATCATGATATAAATATGGCAGACTTTGAAAAGTCTCATTATTGTTTCATTAGAGATAATACCAAGAAATTGTATCTTGTTGTTTATACTACGGATAATGAGAAATATGTAGCTGACTTAGAAGCAGAAGCTAATAAATATGATTTCAGTACAAAATTCCGTTTAGATTTTTACAACAAATACAACAAGAATAAATAATAGATGTCTGAATATTAATATAAATTTCAGACATATATTATAAATATGAATAAAAGATATCTTTTATTCAGTTACTCATAAAAAATAAATTATAAAAGGAGGAAATCATTATGAGTGAAGCAACAAAAGAATCTAAGCAGCGTGTTCCATATGCAGTAGAGGTTGAGCCTAGTCCGTTCGACTCTGACGGAAAAATGAGATACATGACTAGCCTGGAGCTTTGTCGTGCCGTAAATGAATATTTCCGAGCTGCATTTGCAGACTACTACGGATGTGTATTTGAGATGGCATCAGGTCCAGCTACAATGACTCTGTATTTCGATCATGTAGCATCTCAGGATAATGGAGTTTACGCTTGCAGCAGACCAACATCAACTGAGGAACAGGCAAGCACAGTAATTACAAAATTACGTGCAAGGGATCGCCAGCTTAGAGAGGGAGATCGTTATACTCTTACTGAGGATGGTAAGGATATTATCTTCAAGCTCATTATCCCAAGACTATACAACCAGGGCAAGCCAGATATCAGAAAATTCGTAACAGATGTTTATGATAACGGTGGCTACATGTATGGAAACATGGGTGGTGTACAGCGTACAAAGGTTACAGGCATTGATCTGAATAAGCTTTGCCAGATCCTTTGGGGAAAGAAAGATCCAGAGACTGGAGATGTATACGAGTATTCTGTAGATGTTAAGGGTGATCTTAACAGAGGTATGGGATTCATGAACCAGAATCCAAATTACTTCCTGATGATTACTCAGGCTAACTCTACTCATCTTGTAGATACCTATCAGAAGTTGGGTATCGCTACAGCCGGTAGCTCAATTGTTCACTAAAATTGAGTAACAATCAAACTGATTCCCAAGGACTTTAAAGTCCTTGGGTTTCTTTTATTTTTTAAAAAGAGAAGGAGATATAAATGACAAATCAGGAAGTTAGACGAATACTTCATAAAGCTGAAAAAGAATCTGATCTCGAAAAAAGACAATCTTTAATTGATAGTATTCCAAAAATTGTAGCACCTTATTATACAATTCAGAATGGTGTTATTACTAAATCTAGAAGAGTTATTCAATATCGCTTAGATAAAGATGGTGAAATTCGTCAATGCTTTAACGATATTTCTCAGTTACCTTACGCAGATATAGGTAAATTATTATTGTAGAAGGGATAATATGGATACCGAAGAACTCTTAGAAAAAGCTAGAAAAGAAAAAGATATCGATAAGAAAAGATTATTGGTTTCTTCAATCCCTTTGTATATACATGCATATCAAGTTTTAGAGGGTAAAGAACTAATCGTTAAATATAGAAGAATAACTTATAGTGTAGATGAGTATGGATCTATATGTAAGCATATTGATGATATTCAAATCTAAAGGAGGAAACAAAATGTTTGATAACAACTTACAGTACCACATTTTTAAAGACTATGGTCTTACATTCGATGAGAAAGGAAATACTTGCGGAACTTTGAGAAAAGTTCAGTGGGTTCGTGAAGGTAAAGAACCAGATGAGGAAAAAGCAAAGATCGAGATCCGTCATGCAATTGTAAAAGAAGACGGAGAGACAGTTGGTAAAGGATATTCATTTAGTACACCAGAAGGTCCTGGAGAACTTGTTGTTGGTATGATCGATTGTGGTTTTGGTGATACAAAAGAAATCTTAAAATCTGTTAGAAAGAGAGAAGATTTCTTAGAAGCAGCAAAAACAATCAATGATGAAACCGAGGATAAAGATGGAGATATGTTTGATATGAGAGATCTTATGCTCGGTGTAGATGAAGAGGTAGAATCAGAAGATGAGTAATGTTTATGATAACAGAAGAATGAATGCTGACTCCATAATTTATGGTAGTTATGTAAAGAAACAAAGATTAGATTCTCTTGTATATGATACATTCTCTGGAACATCTATAGCATCTGCAACTTCATTAAATATATTCGTTGATCTCTATAGTACTTTGAAACCTATCTTTAGTGAGCATTACAGAATTGATACTCCCGCATTAACTATTATTACTTCATGTCTTATCAATCTCTGTGGTCATTATAGATCTTTCTTCCGTACTCTTAGAGTAAAAACTAATTTCTATCTCATATTCAGCAAGAATACTTCTGAGATTAATCGTAAATTGGTAGCAGGATACAACGATACTTTCAAAGCAAAGAGTGAAATCAAACAATATAATGATTTTTCTGCTGCTAACTTTGATTTACTCAAATTACTCTGTCCATATCTTCCAGATATACATTTTATACAGAGTACAGAGAATTATGAAGTTGCTGTTATTATTGCAGGTATTATTGAGAAATTAAATGATGGATGCCCAAATTTAATTATATCAAGAGATCTTTATCCATTACAACTTACAGCATATTATCCATATACATCATATCTCTTTCCTATTAAAACAAGATTTGGTGATGAATCGTTAATGATTCCTATTAATGAAAAACCATCATACAGAAATCAATTCTGGGATATTTATAGTAGAAGACATCATTTATCTTTAAATAAATTAATAGAGATGTCACCTTTAAATTCTACTATATTCTCAGCAATGACAAACTTTTATGAAAGAAATATAAATGGATTAACAACTCCTGCAGTTGCAAGGAAATTTATTAAGTCTGTAGTAGGAATGGAAGATGTAAGAATAGATCCAGCGTTATTTGCAAACAATGAAGAGATTTTATCTAAGTTCCCAATGGCAATTCCAAGATATAATGCTTTGGATATAAGCTATGCTTTACCTATGTATAAAATGTCTCCAGAATATAATAGTTTACAATTTGTAAACTTAAGAGATGATGCAAAGATAAATCAGATTTGTTCTATGGATGTATTTGTAAATAATCCAATTGATCTTACTCAATTATAAAAACAAACAACAACCCCTAGGGACTTTTCAATCCCTAGGGGTTATTTAAGAGATATAAACATGTCTAGAAAACCACTGCCAATAGCAACGATTATTAATAAGTTATATTTATTTAAATTTTTATTTTATTTGTAGCAACTTCCTGACGTTTCTGAGGATTATTACTATTATTCAAGAAAGGTTTCTTTTTTGTCATCTCATCAAAATGAGTAAGAATCTGATATCTATTATGATAAACTTCATTCAATACTCTCATCTTAGCACTTAAGATCTCAGCTGATAAAGATATATAACGGGAAATATCTCTAACAATAATTTTTGAATTATCCTTTATTTTTTGATTCGAATTTGTAGTCTGCCCATCCTTATCCGTAAAACTCATCTTTTGCTTCTTATTTGAATTAAAAGGTCTTGGGATTGCCTCTGATAAGTATTCTTCAGAGAGATCAACAGATTCTTTCTTTACAAGATTTTGATTATTTGTTACACTATTTACTGGAGTTTCTCCACTTTGTGTATTATTAACCATATCTTGAATTGCTTGAATAGATTGATTAAAAGTATTCAAATCATCTTCAATTGATCCTCTAAGTTTATAAAATCCAGTAGAGCAAAAATTATACGTTGTAATTAAAAACTTCTTATCACAAATTACTCTAGAATATCCAGGAATTGTCATTGTTCTTAATTTTTTGTATACGTTTTGATCTCCATATAACTTTGGATAATACTTACGAATAAATTCTGGTTTCTTTTGATGTAAATCTTCTTTCATTCTATTATAATCGAACTTCACAATCTTTACAGTTTGTAAATTAACCATATTTATTGTAGGACAATTATTAATTCTAAAACTAGAATTAAATTTTCTAACAGGTTGTGCAATTCTAAAGAGAAATTCTCTTTCTTCTTTTGTACCACATTTCTGTTTCCAATTATCCCAAACTTTCTGTGTAGAATTTGTTACTTTATTCAAATAATTTTGTATTCGAACTTGAGGTGGTGTATTATTCTGGGCTTCAGATACTAGATTTAATCCACTTAATATATTATCGAATGATTCTTCAAAATCAAAGCTTTCTAATATTTCATCAGTAGATTCTTTTATATCTAATAACCATTGATCAATAAAATCCATATTAACCTCCTTTAAAATTTGGTAGGTAGGATTCTTCTCCTACCTACCTTTATATTTTTACCATTTTACAACGATAGGTGCTGCTTCTGCAGCTTCATTCTCTGCTTTAATTAGTTTATTCTGAATACTATTCAGCTTAGCCATAATGTTTCTATATTCCTGTCTACGACGAACAAGAACATCACATTCTACAGCATAGCAAGTATTTAAAACAGAAACTACATCAAGAATCACATTGATCCATTGTCCTGCAACAGCTAAGAAATCATCATTGAATTTATCCTCAATAGATTTCATTAACTTCCAGAATACTTTCCTCTGGTTCTCATATTCCTTCTTTGCTCTCATTACAGATTCATTGCTAGTTGCAATTATATAAATTGCATCAGCACTCTGAGCAATAACTCGTTTGGTAATAAGATATTCATCACCAATAAGTTTTTTCTTAAGAGCTTTTTTAACCTGAGAGTTAGATTTAACTCCTGAAATACCAGATACTTTGCTACATACAATTGCTTCCAATTTATCTGTAGCTTTGCTAATAGTGAGAATATCTTTTACACCATTATCAATTAATCCTTCATAGACTTTATTTACTTCTTCTATGAATTTATTTGCATCTTGTGCAAAACTAATTTCATCTTCATTAAAGAATTTATGGGTTTTTCCATAAACTTTATCATCTTTTAATGAAGCAATTGTTTCTTTATTAATTTTTACATAAGTTGCTTTTTCACCTTTGTTAAATACTTTAAGTACATCATTCCAGAATGCATCTAAAGCTCTCCAAATACGAATACAAATAGCATCAAACTTAATTTTCATTAAAGCTAATGCTTTTCCTTCATATATAACAAGGCTACAATTTTCTTCAAAAGACTTTAATTCTTTTATACCAATCTCTTCCATCATCTCATTTACTAATCCATGAGCATAATCAGATATGTAAAGAGCACGATCATAAAAAGTATTGCATGATTCTGGAAATACAAAATCATTCTCTACTTCGGAATAATCTAATTGTTCTAAGATATAATCCATTTCAAGCTCCCTCCTTAATCTTCAAAATAATCATAGACATAAATATCAGATGATTCTCCGATACTGAATAATATAGCTTCTGATACAGTTTGCTTCTTAGATCTCTTTGTAGCATAATGTCCTAAAACTAATAAAGCTTTACGATAAGCTGCAAATTCTCTGCTTGATAATGCATAGAAATCTGTAATCATAGCAGATGCAAGATAACTAAAAGTAGAACACATTTTTCCAATTCTATCAATCTTGTATACAGAAATTTCTCCATCATTACAATTAATAGAACTCATAATAGTGACTGCTGTAGAAAGCATTTTATTAATACCAGCATAAAGATTCTTTGTACCAGTATTAATATTTGTTTTGATTCTTGCTCCATCTGCAAAAGCAACAACTGCTTTTATTTCATTATCTGTAGGAATCCAACGATCCATAAGTTTCTCAGACTTTGTAGAGCAATTTGTTCTGATATCTGCATCTCTCTTATTATAAATATCTGAAGTCTGTTTACCAAATTGACTAAACAGATCATCAATTTCATCTTTTGATTTTGCAGATTTAATCTTTTTAGCAACGCTATTCAATACAGTATTATACTCTTTCAAAGAAGTAATCTGCATTACTGTATTTTCATACTCTTTTCCAGGTAATACAAAATGTCTAATTCCCTTAAATCCTTGAAGATTTGCAGAATTGATTACTTTGATATATTTCGATCTTACATCAGAATCCGATTTCACCATAGCATTAATCTTAGTTGTAGTATTAGCTCCAGCTTGATTTGCAGAATTAGCAACGCCAGTAAGAATTTTATTTGTAGTTCCAATAATATCTGCTTTCTTAGCATCATTACTTTTCTTCAAATCTTCTTTACTACTTTCGTTCAGCATCTGCACATCCATCGATGTCTGAAAATCAGCTTCGAGTAATCTATTAAACAAATTATGACTTTCCTGTCTAATCTGAATACATACTTCCATAGGATTTGTATATGATGAATCTTTATCAATAGATTCAATATATGATTCATCATATACAACCTGATCACCTAAGATATCTGTTCTTTGTGAAAATTCAGGAGCACTGATTGATGAAATTCTATTAGATGAATATAATCCCATCTTATTTTCCTCCTTATTTATATTAGAGAAGGATGTTCTGTTTAGAACAGAACATCATCTCCATCATCATCTTTAGCAACTTTCTTCTTACTAGCATCATCTTTCTTAGATTCTGCATCAGCTTTATTCTGAGCCTGCTTTACATCCATGCTAAAGATATTTGACCATTTCTTAAGTCTTGCAGCCCATTTACGCTGTTTATTTGCAACCTTGGCTTTTTTATCATCATCCATATCAGAAGAATGCTCAACATCATCTGCATGAGCTTCCAGCATCTGAGCCTGAATCTCCAGATAATCAGAGAACTTCATACTAGAATATACAAGGTTGTAAATTAAGTTCTTAGCTGTTGGAAGAATAATCTTGATAAATACCCATCCTAATGTAAGTCCACCACCGATAGCTAAAACAGTTTTCTTAGCTTTACCAAGAGTGCCAACATACTTGCTCAACTTAAACTTACCATTTGATCCTTTGTATTTATCGCTATTCAGATCACTAAGTAATCTTCCAAGTTTTGAAGCATTCTTATCAATGAATCCTCCAATTGCAGCTCCAGTATTCTTTGCTGAGAATTCATTTACAGGCTCTGTAGGAAGATCATCATCTCCATCATCTGTAACCTGTGGAATGTTCTCTGGTTCAACGTCATCATTAAGATCGTCATCATCAAACATAGCCAGAACATCATCATCAAAATCTGGTGCATCATCTCCATCATCATTTGGATCATCAAGATCTAAATCATCTGGATTTGGTAAAATGACTGGATGACTCTGAGTATAATCATCATATCCAGCTGGTTTTACATCTGGTACATCAGATGGCATTGCTCTGATAGGATCTACTCCTGGCTCATTATCACATTTGAATGGCTCGCATCCATTGCTTGAATCAAATGGAGATTCATTATCTCCATCCATAGAAGCTACATATCCTGCTCCATCATCATCGGCACCAAAGATATCTCCAGCTTCTTTTATTGGAGTTAATGTATTTGCAAGAATAGCATCCATAGTTCCATTTGCACATAAATCATTGAATCCAGATAACTGCTTAAACATTACATTCTCAGCAGACTGCTTGTAAGCCGCAACATCCATACTGAATGAATTATTGCTAGTATCTTTGATATAATCAATACATGATGCAATCAGATAAGATACAGATCTGAAAATAGATAATACAATCAGATTGTACATTACCATTGGAAACTCTGCATTCATTCCATATGCTTTTGTAAACTGCGGTTTACGATCAACAATATTCTGAATAGCTGCACTGATAATATCTACAGGAGCTGGATTCTGATGATACTGTACAACAAGCTGACGAATAATATCGATACACTTCTTATTATTCTCAAATCCTTGTACCTTTGTAATATCTCCACGAGATTTTGGAATAGTTCCAAAATCAATCTCATCAACTTTAGCTACAATCTTGTCATATAATGCTGCTGAAAGAGCATCAATCAACTGTTCCTGTTGAGCATCTTCAAGAGTAACGATATATTGACGAGTATATTTATCAGATAAATCAAAATTCTCTCTGATTATCTGATCATAGTCTCGTTTTAAAATCATTGTTGTTTCCTCCTAATTATTTCTGATTATTAAGAAGATTAATAATCTTCTTATAGTTCTTATCTGCAACATCTTTATGCATAGAAGAATAAGAAGCATACTCATATTCTCCATTTCCATCATAAATAGATTTTACAACTTCATTAGCTTCATCTGCAATAAAGATAGACATAAGATTGTAAGCATCCATAATCTGCTTAGCATTCTTTACTCTTTCAATATCGAAATCATAAGAATTCTTTAAGAAGTTTGCTGTCTCCTGGCTAATAACTAATCCTGTTATAGCAGAAGCATCATTACTAACTCTTCTTAACTTAGCAGCATTATTAGCAATTCCTCTCTTCTCAAGAATATCCCACATTCTACCAATACCAGATTTATTCTTAGCAGCATTCTTTGCTTTAAGCTTTGTCTGTGTAAATGCATTGGAAATCATCTGAGATAAGCTAATCTCTCCAGTTGTAAATTTTACAAACTTAGATAATCCGCTACCATTCTTACCAGGATTCTTCTCAGCAAGTCTTTCAACAATATCCTGAGCCTCTACAGGAATAATACGAGATTTAACTCCAGCAACAAATGTCTTTGCAATCTGTCCACGACCCTGACCTACAACATCAACAAAGTTAATGATCATAAGGGTACCCTGAAGCTGATTCTGCTTCTTGATATCCTGAGCAACAAGTCTATTCTGGTTTAACCTATTGATATCATCCTGGACTCTCTTGATAGAAGCATAATCGTTTCCATTCTGTTTCTGTCTCTCACGATTATTCTTAGCAGCATCTCTAAGATTTTTCTGAACTTCACGAGACTCTTTATTCTGTTTTCTTTTCTCTTCAGCTTCTTCTCTTTCTCTAGCTGCTTCATCATCGCTTCCATTATTATTTTTCTTGTCCTCATGAATAGACATATATCTATCATTTCCATAGACAAGATAATCATTAAGGGAATTCTCAGAAATACTCTCCTGAGGGAAGAACTTTGGATTTCTTAACTCAGCACACATTTCCTGAATAGCTGATCTTAACTCAGCATCGGTAATAGCAGATTCTCCAACAACTAAATCATCAAGAAATTCGATCATATCTTCCATACTCATATTATTATCGATTCCTTTATAATATGATCTTAAAATCTCAACACCGTTATCTCCTTTAATAGATACAGAAGAGAATAATTTTTGAAGCATATCTACAATATTATATTCATTTGCTGTACTAATCATTGTAGCAGTATCTATAGGTAAAGTAGCATCACAAAGCATTGGAAAACTCATAGTAAGATTGTTTGTATACTTTGAGATAGATCCTCTAAGATATACTCTACCTTTATCTGCATTAGATTTTCTGGCAGCTCTTGCATTTCCAGATATCATGGTAAATAAATTCGCAAGTCCGCCTTCGTTTAATACACTATGCATTATCTTAACCTCCTTAAGGAATAATATTTTATATGAGTGTTCTAAATATGCCTAATGTTAATATTTCTTAATATTGATATTGTGGAACATCAATATAAAATCCCTAAGGAAGGAGGAAAATAAAATGGCAAAATCATCTGAATCAGAGATGGAAAGTATAAAAAATAAAACTCTTTCTACCAGTGATGTAACTAATAGTGATTCAAAATATATGAAAAATCTTTATCATGGTGCCAATTTATTTCAAAATAATGAAATAGATCTTTTTAATAAAACATATCGATTTGGTTTATTAAATCCTTATGGTGCTATTTCTACCACTAGAGAATATCTATTCTTTACGAAACCAGATCTTCATATATATCAGAGAAATGATGATACTGGAATTACATCAAATTCATTAGTTTCTGGATTAGCTGATATTCCATTCTGGAAGAATTTGACTAGTGGTATGCCTCAGATAATTGAATCACTACAACAAAGTTACGGAAATAATAAATCTGATCCTTTTAACCATTTATTGCAAAATCAAGTAAGTTCAAATCTTGATGTTCCGGGATTAAGTTCGGAAATGATTGATACACCGACAAATATGTATGGCGTTGGATATTCTTATAGAGGATCATCAGAAGCTTCTGATGATAACCCAGAATTTTCATTAGAATTTAAAGATACAAGATGGTTACAAATTTATCATTTCTTTAAAGCCTATGAAGAATATGAAACATTAAAGCATCATGGAGTTATTCGTCCTTGGAAAGGATATATCATGAATAAGATTCTTCATGATCAATTTGCAATCTATAAATTCTTGGTTGATGAAGATATGGAAACTATTATCTATTATGGAAAGATGTATGGAGTTACTCCTAAGAGTTTACCTAGAGATGTATTTTCTAATCCTTCATTTGATAATGGTCTTTCATATTCTGTAGATTTTAAAGCTGCATTCTATGAAGATATGCGACCAGAGATTTTAAAAGATTTTAATTCTTTATCAAAGAAATATTATGATTCTTTGGAATATGATATTAGTCCGTACAATACAACGTTTGATAGAGTAGATACAAGACCTGCAAAAGCTGCTTATATAGTAGCTGAGAATAATCCATATTCTCCATCAGGTTATGTTTATAAATTAAAATGGAGAGGAAGTGACGAGTACTAATGGCTAATTCAGATTGGAATATTAATAGTGATATTTATGATATCGCTTCTAATATTAATGATTTACAAAAAAGATACATTGAAGATGAAGATGAAACTACACTTTCTCTTGGTGTATTTGGATTCATATCAGATCTTGAAGCAAAGAAAATTCAGACATCAGTTATTATGACTGGTCAATTAGGAAATGAAATGTTTCCTACAAGATCTATGCTTACCAAAAATGTACTTACACATGCAGCTTATAATGGTATTTCTGATATCAATGCAAGACCTGCAAATATTACAATTACTCTTTGTACTAAGGTAGAGGATATTTTAAAATATGGACAAGATGATGGATGTTTTTATCTTGATCATAAATCCCCGATATATATCGAAAATATCGAATTCCATTTCGACTACGATATTAAAATTACAAAGAAGAAAGTAAATGGTGTTTGGAGTTTTTCTGCACAATATGTGGTTACTGATATTGATGGTAAAAAGATAGTCAATAGATTATCCAATATTACTAATCCTTATTTAAAACAACCATTTATCATTAATTTAAATAATGATCAATATGTTGCTATTCAGGCTGAAATTCGTCAGTGTACAATTGAGGAAACTTATGATTCAATGACATCTGATTCTATTATTGAAAATAAATCTTATATGTTTACTTTTGATAATCAGTTAGCAGATTTTAATGTCGTTGTTACAGATGGTGATGAGGAGACTGAGCTTACTCCATATATCTATGGTATGGCTATAGATCCAGATGTAGATAATTATTGTTGGTACCTTTATGTATCTAAGAATACAATTAGAATTACTTTTGATAGTAAGTCTTATACTCCAGGTATAAACTCTAAGATCTATATTAAAACATGGACTACTCTTGGTGCTGAAGGTAACTTTGATTATTTAAATAATGATGGTACTTCTCAAGGTATTTATGTTGATATTGATTCTGAAACTTATGGTTATTCTGGAATTACTTCTTATTTAGTAGCAATTACAGATTCTGAAGATGGATCTGACAGAAAATCAAAAGAAGAGTTACAGAAATTAATTCCTAAAGCAGCATTATCAAGAGGATCTATTACAACAGAATCTGATGTACGAAACTATTTTAATCTGATTGATAATGAGCAGAATAGATTAGTTATGCAAAAGAAAGTTGATAACCAATTATCTCGTGTTTGGTATGGATACTTTATGCTAAAAGATGATGCTAATAATTTGATTCCTACAAATACTATTGATATCAGATTGGTTTTAAACAATGGTACTATGGTAAAATGTAATGATGGAAGATATATACTTCCAGCTGGATCAGTAATAAAATATGATGCAGAGAAACGAGTTGGATTTGTTATTGATGATTCAACAGTTCCAGTTCTATATTCTGATGCTTATTATGACTCTAACTATTATTACTACATGACAGTGTATAATATAGTATTATGCAAAGATCCATTATACTCTGCATTCTATCTTACAATTTGTAATTATGATTCTTTCTTCGTCTACGATTATGTAAATGATGGATCTGAATTACAGTTTATTGCAAACAGATTTCATTTTGAAAGAAAACTCTTATTAGATCAAGATACTTATAAGATAACTTTCAATATTGCACAATCAAACCTTGATGTCGATTTTGCTACTTATAGTACTGAGACATATTATGTAACAGATACAAATGGAAATAAGATTCCAAAAACTGTTACAACTCAGAACGTTAGAGCTATTTTAGTTCTTTATGATAATTCTGGAAATCCTTATAGATGGAAAGAATGTACTATGACAGACTATAATAATTCTAGTAAGGTATTCTATTTTGAAACTGATATTACAACTGATAGTATGATGGATAATTTGAATCGTATCAAATTATGTGGAATGAATATTGTTGGTTCTAAAGATCAAGTATATGGATACGTGGATGAGAATGTAAAAGCATCTCTTTATATTGTAGCAAAGGTGGTTACAAGTAGTGATGTAAGTTTTCCAAGAAAAGATTTGGACAATATAGCTCCTGGATATGAAGATTATGTAGTAACCAATATCTATAATTGTTCTGAAGGATTACAGTTCTTAGAGAACTTTACAAATATTCTTGATTCTAAAGTTACAGATGATGATGGTACTAGTGGTACAACTTATACAACAACAGCTGTTCCAGTAGTAGGAAGACATTATATGACTTCTGAAACTCAAGTTAGATATTTAATTGAAGAGATTAATGAGAGAAGAGCATATATTAATTATTGCTTAACTCTTTTGGAGAATTCTTTAAATATTGATTTTAAGTATTATAATACTTATGGTCCGAGTGTTACTTATACTCTTGAAGATAATAATACTGGAATTGGAGCTGTAGATCTTACACTGAGATTTAAATTATCTTTGAAAGATGAAACAGATGTAACTACAAAGCCAGATATTATAAACTACATTAAAAAATATATAGAAGATCTTTACGAGACTGGAGATTTACATGCTCCAAATCTTATTACAAATATTATTAACGAATTTAAGGATAGAATCAATTATATTGAGTTCGTTGGATTTAATACTTTTGATGCAGATGACCAGCATATTGTTTTGAAAGAGGTAGAAGATCCAACTACAGTTCCTGAATTCCTTAATATTCGTAATAGGAAAGATATAGAAAGTGGAGAATTAGTTCCATATATTGATATTAAGGTAGTTTAAACATCGATATAAATAGAATATTTTTAAGGAGGAAATTCTAAATGAGCCGATATAATGAAATGGTTGAGACTGTTAGAAGTCTTAATGAGAATAGAAATCGTCTCGCTCAGCAGGAAGCTGCTAAAATAGATAAAGCAGTAAATGAGCGCTCGAATTTCATGAATAATTATTACCAGATTAAGGAATCACAACATCAGCAGAAAATGATGAGGAGTAAGATTTTAGAGAGTGCTAGAAATGATGCTCTTGCTACTTGCTTGAAAGCAATCTATATTACAGCTCTTGAAGCTAATACTCTTACAGACCAGAGTATTATTTTAGCTGAATCAATGGTTGATAATTATATCAAAGAGAATGGTGGAGCTTCTGCTATTCTTGGTAGAGTTGGAAATCAGTCATATCTTCTTTCAAGAATTACAGATATTGTAGAGGAAGCAGCTCTTAGAGAAGCTGAAGAAATTGAAAAAGATGATGATAAGGAAGATGCTAAAGCTGCAGAAGATAATAAGAAAGATCTTCAAGATAAAGCTCTTATTGCAGCTAAGGATTTCATCGATTCAGCTTCTGAAGATGATATTAAGAAATTCACTGCAAAGATGAAAGGTGAAGCTACAGATGATGGAGATGATGATATTCAGCTTCCAAAGAATGATGATGATAAGCAGGATACTCCAGAGCTTGAAGATCCAGATGATGATGGAGATGATAGCAAAGATGATTCGGAAGATGATGATGACGATCTTGGTGAGCCACTTCCTGGAGAAGATGATGATAGCTCTTCGGATGATGATAGCAAAGATGATTCTGATAAATCTTCAGATGATAATGACTCTGAAGGAAAAGGAAAGATTCTTGATAATCTCGATAAAGAGGAAGATGTTCAGAAAGCTATTGATACTATCAGAAATAGAGTTGCTGATGCTGAGGAGACTTTCATCAAAAACAATGCAGAGGATAAGAAAAAGATTGATGAGTTATTAACTAAGATCTCTACAAATGTAAAGACTGTTAATGATTTGGGTGACAAAAAAGATCCAAAGTCAAAGGTAGCTCAGGAGTCAGTTCAGATGGCTAAGAGACAGATTGATATGATTAAAACTAATCGTCCTCTTACTATCTTTGAAAAGATGACAAGAAATCTCTCTCTTAATATTGTAAAGGATTGTGCTATTAGAGAATCATTTATTGAAGAGCATGGACAGCTCGATGTAGATATGATTGTTGAGACAGCTAAAGTTATGTATGGTTTCTTGGAGACTGTAAATACTTTACAATTAGAGAAAGTTGATGAAGCTTACATCAAGAACGTATTAGAAAATATGTAAATTTTATCCCATAGGAGTATAACCTCCTATGGGATTATTTTTAAAGATTAAACGTAATTGAATTGCCAATATAAGATATATCACAAAATAAAACAATGAATGCATCTCTTCTCATATTAAGAAACTCATCAAAGCTTGCCATCGATTCTCCTTGTATTGGATTTAATTGTTTATTAATTACAGCTTTATTATTAATAATAAATGCACGGATTCTTTCTATAATATTATTAATAACTCTGCTGCTATCTTCTTGTGTCGCATTTGAGTCAAGCTCTACAGTAATATTGTAATTTGATATATCCATACTAATAGAAGTTATGGATTTATCTTTATCTCTTATTTCTAAAATTGTACTACAAAGATCATTATAAAGTGGAGAACCAATTCCACCATCTTTGTATAGCTCATGTACATAGGTGCGATAATTATAATATGTATTTATTGATAACATGATATTTTCCTTTCGATATTATTTAAGAATTTTCCCATATAGTAATATTTAATTTTGATTCCTTTCCAAATCTTTTACTTACAGAAAGATTTGTAATTTGAGAATCATCATCATAAGCAATACCATTTAAACCATCAAGTGGTGTTTTTCCTAAATTATCGCAATCAGGTTTCTTTGTATGTGGAACCTTATTATTTAGCATTTCCTCTCGTTTTTTATTACTAATAGAAATAGGAGGAGCAAATACACCTTCTATTTCAGCAGATAAAGATCCCTTTAATTTATCTGCTCCAGTATACAATTCTTTATAGCATTTCTCAACCTTCTTTTCATACATCTTAGTTTCTCTAGGTGTATATACTTGAACAAATCTACCCTTCCTAGCAGCTCGAGGTCTTTGTTTTGCTACTGGAGTTCCAGATACCGAAAAATATACGGATTTATGTCCAATAAGTGCTGGTTTGAAAAATACTGGGCAAGTTATATTTTTATTTTCCATACATAGCCCTTTCTACCCATTTATTCTAAGGTGATAATATTATTATTTTTTTACTACTAAAATAGTGGAAGGCATTTAACCTTCCACCATAATATTATAATATATCATAAAGTCTACCAATAAGATTTGATATCTTATTTTCTACTTTTGTATATAAATTTGCTGTACTAGTTCCTACATATGTTTGTGTAAGATAGTAATACATTCTTATTCTTCTTCCCATTTCCATTTGACCAATATTTAATCCAGCCATATTTGCTAAGAAATCCTGATAAGAAGTATTATTTGCTATAGATTTCATGATATTAAGTCCATTCTTAAAATCATTAATTCTAGACATCATTAATGATTTATAAAGATCTTTTATTTCCAAACTAATATCAATCTGAGTTGGTAATCCATCATCATTCCAACAACATTCTGCACCTCTAGTTACTGTAAGTCCAGTGATAATTCCCATATCAATATTAAACAATCCTTTTGAATATGCTTTTACAAGAAATGGAGAATTATAACTGTTTGGATCTTCATCACCATCTTTTGATAATGTTTGTCTTGGTAAGCATAAGGTTAAAAGTTTACAGTAAGGTTTTAATACATTCAATAGTATACTTAAGCTATCATGATCTGGTGATCTAAGTTTAATATCTATTGAATATGAGCGATCAAAACTTGAGTTGGACCATATCTCTGGGAATACAATCTTTCCACCGTTTAATACACTATATACACCTTTGTCTGATAAAGATCCTATAATACCACCACCAGCAGTAGTTAATACTTTTGATAATTGCGATGTAATTGAAGATGTAATATCGCTAGCCTTACTGATTATATCAGCTACAGCATTACCTTTATCTCCAAAAAGGAATTTTATTTCTTTTGCTTGATCTGAATATCCATTAATCTGAGATGCTAATGATGATTCTGTTGTATCATTACTAAAAGTTTCTGATACTGAAGTCATACCATCTAGATAAAATATAATATTTTCAGCAGCAGAGAAATAAGTAGCAAAACTATCATTCATTTCCTTCTGCCAGGCAATTTGCCCAATCTTTACAGGTTCATTATATCCAGCAACTTGAATTGTTTCATCAAACAATCCTAAGTATACTGCAACAGATGCAATCATAGTATTAAGATATTTATAATATTCATCATAAGCATATGTAGTGGAATAATATCTACCACTGCCACTTACAGTTTCTGAAATATTTTCAATTCCATCTCCAATAATACCTTGAAGTAAATTTTGCTGATCTTGTTTTGAGAAATCATCCATAAATAGAGGTTCACAAGGTGTTAAGAATAATAATGGTAATCTACTGAATATACGTTCAGCATATTTTCTACCAACGTCTGTATCTGGAAGTCTGCAATCCACAGATTCCATAAACTGATATGGCAATCCTTCAATTCCATTTGTTTTTGTTGAAATCAAATTAGTTATATTCTTTTCATCTTCTGAAGATCCATTAAGATATCCATTTACTTGACTTTTTGTTAATGGCTTTGTATCTAATTTATCCGCTGTTGTTATATTACCATTCGTTTTTGGCATTTTATTCACCACCTTTTATAATAAAGTTGGAGGTAGTCTTTAAACTACCTCCAGTTATTTATCCTTTAGCTATATCAGCAAGTACACTTACTAAGCTAATGATATTAGAATCAATCTCATCTGATCCAGATGATGTTGCTGTAGGTTTTGGAGCTGGTGTGCTCTTCTTTACAACAACTGGTTGTTTATTACTACTACTTCCTCCTCCAGATACATATGTCTTTAAAACATTGTAAATGGCTGAGATATCTGCAGTATTATTAGCAATAGACTGAAGCAGATTTGTAATAGATGTAATCAGTTTATTAACTGTATCTGTGCTAATCTGTCCAGCTGATCCCTTAGAGGCAACGCTATTTTTAATATTTGTGAGCATTGAAGTTGTAGATGCAGCAAGATTAGAATCTCCACCGGAAGGACGACGAGCAATTTTATATTGCTTCGAAGCGACCATATTATTTCTAGATCCAACTCGAGAAGATAATAATATTCCTGACGATCCACCTGCATTATTACAGATGTCGTCATAACTAATAGGAACTAATCCAGATCCAGCACCAGCTGCTGTTATTCCTTTAAGACGACGAGCTTCAATGTAATGTTTAGAATCTTTTGTAAGTGGTGTAACCTTAGGTCCTTGACCTCCACCATGTCCAATTCTGTTTCCATTTCCAACATACATCTCTACATGTCCTACACGATATTTACGTCCAGAAGTGTATCCGCTATCAGGTCTAGAGTATAATAAAATATCTCCAGGCATTAACTTAGATTCTGTTGGTCCACTAGAATTAGATCCACCACTATTTACATTCATATTATTTGCAAGGTCAATAACCTCTGTATTTGCATTATTAATAATAGCATCTGTAGAATTGCCAATGTCTTTTCCTGTAACCTTCTTGTAAGCCCAGTTAACTGTAGATGAACAGTCTGCTGAACCTTTTTCAGGATCTCTAGGTCCTTTCATTGAGTATGATAATTTACCTTGAATATCAAGTAATTTTTGAACAATAGCTTTTTGTGTAGCATTTCCATCTCCAACAGCTGCATTTGATACAACTCCATCAGCAGATCCTGATGAACTACTTGAAGATGATGAACTATCATCATTAGCATATCCAAATAATTTTCCAAACGCATTTCCAAATACTGTTCCAACATCACTAACAATATTTAATGGATTTGTAAACAAAGCATCTTCACCAGATGAACTACTTGAAGAATCATCTGAAGAAGAACCTACTCCAATACTTGGATCTATTTCATATGTCTTTCCTGTAAACATTTCATAGAATTTCTTTGCATATGTTATACGCTTAGCCATCATTGGCTTACCAGCTCTTTCAAAAGCTGCCTCGAATTTAATTGTAGCAGTAGCCACATCTGTAAGAGCTTTAAACTGCTCATAAGTCATAGAAGAATATGAATATGACTTACCATCTTTGTCATTGATTGTACCAGATTTTTTCCAATACTGACTAGGTAATTCTTCTGAAAGATACTCTAACTGAACAGCTAAAGTATTATATCCAGATCTACGCATTAATTCTGATTTTCTACCGCCATCCCACTGGCAAAGTCCATATGCTGAACCACCAGACTGATGTAAATTAATATCACAACCAGATTCTTGCTCCATATTACCCATAACACCTGCAGCAGCTGCTTCAGTCATTCCAAGCTTTTTAGTGAGATAAGCCCAAATCTGCTGAGTAATAGCATCATTACGGCATTCTCCACCACCACCTACAATACGTCTAAATCTTCTTGCAGATCTATTAGAACTGTATTTTCTATGTTTTAATTCACTAGCTGAACCAGCAACAGCATACTGAGCAGATTTAAGAATAGATGGATTGTAAGATCTAGATCTATTAGATTCAGGATCATTTACAATTACATTTCCTCTTCTGTCAAGACCTGTAGCAAGTACATAATGGTTATTAGGACCAAATGGTGAATTATCTTTTGATGTATTAGAAGGATCTCTTCCAAGTAATACAAGTTTATCACCACTAGCAATTGAATTATACATGTCGTTTGAAGATCCACCAGAAATAATTCTAGTATTAATACCTCTATCTCCAAGTACTTTTCCAAAGTAATCTAATGTAACTCCATTGGATGTCTGATATCCATTTGATTCAGATACAGCATCTCCAACTGTCATATTTTTACCCATAGCTTTAGCAGCCATAGTAGCAACTGCAGGACCACAACCTTTTGAAGCAAAGCTTTGTCCTCCAATAGAATATTGTTGGTATTTAGGATCATACTGCGAAACAATTCCTGATGATCCACCACTCTTTTTACTCTTTTTAGACTTTTTGCTCTTTTTCTCTTTCTCTTCTTCGTCGTCTGCAGCTCCTTTAAATTTACCAGCAATTCCACCAAGCAATTTTACAATTGGTCCAAATATCTTTTCAGCAAATCCAACTATTGTAGAGAATATCTTATTGATAGTTATACCAGCATTGAAGAAAGATCTTATAGGATCATCATCAGAAAATTTAGCCTTTACTTTCCAAATAGAAGATACACTTCCCTTTGAAGCCTTCTTTTTAATTTTCTTTATAGCACTATTAAATTTTTTCATATCAGATTTAATTTCATCGCTATGAATAGCTTCTTTAATTTTGTTACCAGCCATAAATACTGTAGCAAATGGTGTTAATGCTACTTTCTGTATTCCATCTATGACTTTTCCAAAACCACCTAAAGGATTTTCTTTATCCTCTTTTTTGTCTTTATCACCTTTCCAAAGTCCAATAGGATCTCCAGCTTTGACATATTTAATATTGTTTCCAGCTATAGAAGCTATTCCTAATCCAAAGTCTTTGACTTTATCAATTAGAGGTTGTATACCTTCTTTGACTTTTCCAAGAACCTTAAATATTAATGCAACAGGAGTACTAGTAACCTTATTTACAATAAGAGGAATTTGTCCAATTGCTTTTGAAAATACAGACGGAACTGCTGTTTTAAGATCTGTTCCTTTAACTTTGTCTCCACCTCCAGAGAAATCACTAAGAGCTACTTTCCACATACCTTTCAAATCACCTTTTAATGATTTTGAACGTATTTTGGCATTCGCTTTTACAATCTCTCCTAATACACCAGGAAGCATATTTCCAAAGCTATCTCCTATACCAGAAGTAATTCCAGCAAGTCCACCACCATTCTTTTTATAAGAATCTTTAAATGTATCAATAGCCTCAGCTCCCATTTGCTTAATAGCACCACCAAAGCCTTTATCCTTTACATTCTTTTTAAATTTACCGAATTTATTTTTAGCATCTGCTACTGTAGATTTTGCAGCATTTCCAACACGTTCTGTCCAAGTATAATCTTTCAATACAGATTTATTAAATTCCTGTACGGATTTAATTTTTGCACCATTTGCTTTATTATAATCTTCGACAGTCTTTTTAGCTTCTTCTCTTGATTTCTTTAATTCCTCAACGTCAATTCCTAATGCAGGTGCAATATAATCACAACATACATCAACAACTACGCTATCTGGAATTAAAGTTCCAACAATTGGTATTAAGTTCTTAACCAATCTAAGTACACCAGAAAGTATTCTTTGTCCCATAGTAGGTTCTTTTACAATTCCTAATGTAGATCTAGCATCTTCATATCCAGTTGTAAAGTCAGCAACTGCAAATGCAATTCTTGCAACTACAACAACTTGACCTGCAGTTTTAGCAATATTTTTAGCTGTACTAGAACCAGCAGCATTAGCAATCTTAGTTGCTAATTTAGAAAACATTCCTTTTGTAGTATCTGGATCAATACCCATCTTAGCAAGTAATGGTGCAATCTTATCTGCAACTTTCATTAATGACTCTCCCATAGAAGATTGTAATGCAAGTCCAGCAAAATTATCTGTACCATTTTTCAATACATTCTTTAAATCAGCTCCAGCATTTGATTTAGCAAATGATTTAATTCCTTTTCCAATAGCAGTTTTTCCTAATACAGCACTTCCAACATTCTTTCTATTAGTTATTATTCCTCTTCCAATATTCTTTCTCAGTTTTGTACTGAATTTATCAGAATCAGTTTTTCTAACCTTTACATTACTAACAGTATTTGGATCAACCTTCTTTCCATTTTGATCAACCCATACTTCATTTCCATTACTATCTGTAGTTTTTGTTACAGTATTACCATTAGCATCTGTTGCTGTTGTAGAATCATCTTTAATTCCATAGCCACCACCTGTAGCTGCATTTGCAACTGAATCAAATGCTCCACCTAATCCAGCAGCCAATAAAGCAGGTCCAACAATATTAGCTAATACTCCTTTTAAACTAACCTTAGATAATAATTTCTTAGCAAAAGATCCATCTCCTGTAAAGAATCCAAATAATCCAGAAAGTACACCATCATCTCCAAATAATTTTGACATCATTTTAGATAAGATTCCAGGTTTCTTTTCTTTATCATTTCCAAGTAATCCATCCTTTAATTTACCAAGTAAACCAGATACACCACCAATAGCTGCTCCAATTCCAGGTACAGATTTAATAGCATTGAAAAATGTGCTATTTTTCTTATTAGTAACTTGTGTTTCTTTATCTCTAGTATCAACAATAGGTTCACCCTGATTATTTGTTGTATATTGAACAGGACCAAACATCGTATATTGAATATGATCTTTGGTTTTTTGTACATCTTCAGCTCCCTCTTTATCATAATCATGATCTTTTTGATCACTTACAATTCCATTAGCAATATCCTTAACAGCTTTTTTACCAGCTCCTTTTAATACAGTATATCTCTTCCATTTACCAGCAATAGTATATGGAGTTGTACTATTATGAAGCATAATATTCTGTATATTCTCAACTAATCCAAGTAAGCTTCCTTTGTAATCGTCCTCAGTTTGCTCTTCTTGTTTATCATCAGAAAATCTTAATTTCTTTTCAGTATCAAGAGCTCCAATTAATGATGTAATATTCTTATCATTAACTGCTCCCTTAAATCCCATAGACTTAAGAGCTGATCTAGCAGCTTCTTTTGATGACTTAGTATCAGCATTCATCTTTAATTGGTTAATTGCACCTTCAAGACTATCTCCAAAATCATTAGATCTACCAGATTGCTTTAGTATTTCTCTAGCTCTATCTGTTTTACCTTTTTGAAGTTGTTTAATAATAGCATTTTGTGTTTTAGCATCTAAGGCTTCTGTACCTTGAGTTTCAAATGCTTTATATAATCCTTGATATGTATCATTATCAAGTTTTTTCTTAACATTTTTTCCACCTTGAATAGTTTCAAGTAATTGCTTAGTTTTATCTAAGCTTTCAACATTCTTTGTATTTGCAAGATATTTATCAAACTCTCCATATCCAGCATTAGTATTCATTCCATATTCTGTACGCAAAGCATTACGCTCAGCAGCAGATAATGTTTCTCCATTATCACTAACATCATAACCTTTTCTTAAGTTATGCTTTTTCATCCTAGTACTAATTTTACCAAGTCCAAATCCAGCAATATTAACTGGAGCATTCATAAGAAATTTAGCACCTTTAGCTAATTTATTTCCTAAGCTTCCATCATTACCTTCAGCACGTCTCATTATTTTCTTTCGTAATGATTCACCTATGCTTTGTACTTTTCTAGAAATAGATTTAAATAATTTCTTGCCAAATCCTTTAATATTATTAGCCATATTTTTGAATATATCTTCAAGATTATTAATAATCTTATCATGAATATTACCAGCAAGACCTTTATCATTCTCACCATCACCAAATAAGAACTCACCAAACTTCTCTGATTTTGATAAGTATCCTAAGCCAGCACCAACCATAAGGTTTCCAACAATACCAAAAGGACCTGCAATTAATCCAGCTAATGCACCAGCAGCCATATTAGGAGCAGCTTCTTTTAACTTCTTTTGCATTTCCTTTTTAATAAGGTGACCTTCGTTTTTCTCATCTCCAAATAGCCAAACTTTTGCTTTCTCTGAAGAAGATACATATCCAACAGTTCCACCTAAAATAGCACCTAATACTGGAGATCCAGCAAATAATCCAGCAGCATATCCAATACCAGCACCTTTACTGATACTTGGTAATTGCTTTTTTATAAATTCTGCTGTATCTTTCTTAAATAATCCTTCTTGGAATTTACCATTATCATCTACATATCCAAACAATTTTTGTTGAATCTTTGTAGAGTTAGAAATTAATCCAACACCAGCACCAATAGCTGCACCCATGAATGGTCCAACTACAGCTCCTGTAAGAATAGATACTCCAGCTCCGCCTAAAGCTCCGATAGCCATAGCACCTTTATTAGCACCCATCTCTGATACAGATGTCTTTAGTACATCAGTAATTTTCTTCTTATCCTCATCAGGATTATCTCTACCAAACATTTGAGCTACAAATTTTGTAAATCCTTCACTAAGAAGTACAGCACCTTGTCCAATTACTTGTGCACCACTTTCTGCTTTCTTTTGAAAATTGCCATCTTTGTCTCTTTTAAAGACACCTTCCATAGCTCTTTTCTTAATTCTATCAGAAATAGATTTACCGTATTTTTTCTCTTCTTTATTATCTTTAGAATCCTTGTCCTTATCTTTATCTTCTTTAGATCCACCACCAGCTAGCTTTCTATAAATATTATTCTCGTTATTTACTTGAGCTTGCTTATTTGTAGGTCCATTATAATAAGGATTTAATTCAGAAGGAATAATTAACTCACCTTCTGATACAACTACAGATCCTGCTTTAGTAACTTTTCTACCATAAGCAGCTGTACCATTGTTTCTTACATTCTTTAATTCCTGTGCAGCAGTTTTACCATACAAGAATCTATTCTTAGCATCTACAACACCATTAACAACATTTCTCTTTACATTATTCCAAGAAGCTTTAAATTGATCTTTAAAACTTGCTACTTGTTCGTTTCCGTTAAATAAATCTCTGAATTTCTCTTTTAATTTATCTTTGAGATTTGCAGTCATTTCATCGAACTTATTATACATTCTTTCAATAAGTCCAGACTTATTATCATCTCCCCAGAATAATTTATTAAGAGAATCTGTAGCAGTAAAAAGAAAACTTGATAAAGCTTGAAATGGAGCTTCATAAATAGACTTTACTTTACTCATAGCTTTTCCAAATTTTGATTTTGGTTCTGTGCTATCTTTATCAGATCCAAACGGATCTCTCATACCACCATCAAATTTATCTTTAGCAGTTTCCCAGGCTTTTTCTGCTTTATCACGTTCTTTAGCCTCTGCAATTTGATCATCTGACATTCCATAATATCTATAATTCATATCATCTTTCTTATCCATATTAGAATGCTCTCCAGATGATGAACCATTTCCTATTACTCCATTATCATTGATCTTACCTAACTTAAATTTCTTTCTCTTTCTTCCTTTTCCTATAGGTCCAGAATTAGAAAGAATTGTATATATCCCTCTTAAATAATCAAGAGAACTATTTCCGTATTTATCAATTATATTAGGTCCAGCTCCTAATTTACCATTAGAACCAAATCCATTATAAAGATAATCTAAAGGAGAATTTCCACTAGCTTCAGCTTGTCTCATTGATCGATCAAGCTTTCCTCTTTCTGTAGCAACTCTTCCTCTAAAACTTGTAGCTCTGTTTCTTACATATCCTTTTCCAGTTTTCATATTGGATTTAGAATATGCATCCATAAGGTTTACAAGAATCTCATAAGCTTCATCAGAATTAATTCCTAATGATTTACGATAATCTTTATTGTTTCGATTTTTCTTAAGATCAGAAAAATCTCCACCTTTCTTCAAAGCATTTAAGAAATATGCTTCTATCTCTGCTTGAATCTCTGGATTACCAGTTTGCTTTGCTTTTCTAAGAGCATCTTGTCTAAACTCTCCACCTGCTCTAGCAGCAGCTTTGGATTGATCATAATCTCTCTTACCTTTAATATTATTAAGGGTAACAAACTTACCGACATTATAATCATAATATCTTTCTTCTCCACCTAGCGCTGCATAGATCTTAGCAAGATAAGTTGGAATTACTTCTACAACTGATTTTCTTGCAATACCATCCCAAGCCACTTGACCTTTATTATATTTGCTAGTATCAGGAGATCCAAATCTTGATTTTGGTAGCAAGATATTTCCTAATATAACAGCTAAAGGATTCTTACTTTTTCTAAACTTTAATCCAGATTCTGATAAAGCAGAAGATAAAAATCCTCTAAGAGTTTCATCAAACATTTCTAATGATGATTTAGCAAACTTAGGCATCATAAATTCTATAGCAGTTGTAATAGCTTGCTGCATAGCTGGTACATTTTTAGAATTTTTAGGTTGAGGTTTTCCATCTCCAAAGACCTTATTCATAAGATCCATCTGTTCCTTAAAATTCTCTTTTACCATAGATAAGTATCCAGCACCATCTAATTCACCATCTTTATTTAAGAATTTTAATATAGATTTATCTCTACCTATTACTCCTCTTGCAGATGTATTAGATTTTGCTACAGACTTTTCAATATTTGATAAAGACCTTTGCATCTTATTCAAAGTATCTGTAGTGGTTGTATAGAAAATTGCTGAGTTCTGCATATGTGCATTTAATGGTACTCCTAATGAAGCTATTCCATTTAATGTATCATGCATACCTAATAATACATTAGTAACCTGGGTAAATCCAGCTTTATTAAGATCATATAATGCTTTTGTAGAAGCAACTTGTGATTTAGCAATATATTCAGCGCTTTTGGATGAAGAAACTCCAATAGCTTTTGATATACTATTTTCGAAATTAGTGAGAGAATTAATCAAATCTTTTGAATTTGATTCATTCTGTTCCAGTAAATCTTTTACATCATTACTGGTATTTTCATCACCCCAATCTTCGGATTTCTTTGATGACGTTCCACTTCCAGTAATATTCTTTACAGTAGAATCCATAATATCATCTAAGATATTAGAATATCTATCATTACCAATATCTAAATCTTTTGTAGATTGAGAAACAGATCCATTTCTCATTTTCTGCATAGATGATTTGGCATTCATAGCAACAGCTTTTCCAGATTTAATAATACTAGAAGATGTAGGAGCATAAGCTGAAAATACATCTCCAACAGCATATCCAAAAGATCTGTTTAATGATTTAATATAACTAGAAGCTTTATTATTTCTAAGATATTTGTTCGCCATATCCAAGATTTCCTCCTTTCGATTATTGAATTATACTTATGTGAAATATGAGAGAGTGGCTATAATGCCACTCTCCCGTAAATTATTTTTGCTTTTTGATTGATTCTTTTCCAGCCCAACCTTGTCTTGTAAGAGTTGGTCCCATTGCTAATCCATATGGAAAATCATATTTCTCTTCGTCAACAACATCTACAACGTACATAAGTTGATTTTTCTTTTCAATATAACTTCCACTACCATTAGCATAATTATATAATTCTCCAGTTACAATAACAGCATCTCCCTTTACAATCTTTCCAAGATTTTCAAGGTCGATTGTTTTGAACCATCCACAAGCTCTAGCTGGAGCTTGAACTCCTTCTAAATCATGAGTAAGTCGAATCTTTCCCATAGCAATTTTAGAATTCCATACATAGTATTTTCCTGACTTTGTTCCAGAAGAAGCATCAGAACAATAATTTGCATATACTGGAGTATTATCAAGATCAAAATATTTTCCTGGGTCCCAAGTATCATCAATTACTTGATTACTTAATATATTGAAATCATAATCTCCATTTGCTACATTATCTTTATCTACGCCTTCTTCAAGATCTCCAAAATCATAATCTCCTTGAGCAGATTCATCTTTAAAATCAAGATCTCCAAAATTATATTTCAGATCATCATCTCCATCATCAATATAATTATTTCCACCTTCAGGTTTTGTATGTTCCGTTCCACCTAAAGGTTCATTATTGATTACTTTGAAATTGAATACTACTGTATCATTAAATCCTTTTATAGGTTCAACTTTTATATTTACAATTGCATCATAATCCTTATCATGAACTGTAAATTTATCTTTAGCAATTATTTTATAATCTGTTCCTTCTTTTAATTCTTTACCATTTAAAGATAATTTAAGAATTCCATTATCTACCCAATATTCAGAATACTTACACCAATATCCATAATTAGCAACAACTCTAGAAATCGGAATAGATATAATTTCAAATGTTGCTGATATTGTTCCAGTGTAATTACCTTTACCTGTAGCAATAATTGTTGCTATACCTACATCAGTATTATTCTGATAAGAAAGTGTATAATCAGTATTTAGAACCAATGTATCAACAATTCCTACAGCAAGTATTGGTGAACTAGTATAATTATATTGAGATTTTTCTGTATTAAGTGTATGCTCTAAAGCTATATTCCTTGGATCTATATTGAACTCTATTGTTTTTGTTCCTTCATATTCTCCAGCACCAGTAATTATAATACTAGCTTTTCCAGCATTTGTATTATTCTTATAAGCTACTGTAAAATCTTTATCTTGAATCATTCTGTCAATTGATACTTTAGGACACCATGCTTTGCCAGGTGTATATACACATTTTAATTCTTCTACATTTACTGTCATCTTAGAAACATTCATTTCCGAAATCTCAAATTGGATTTCTTTTGATCCGTTAAAGTTTCCAGTACCAGTAATTGTAATTGTAGCAATACCTACATTTGTATTATTTTTATAAGATACATTGTAAGTTTTATTTAATCCACTTGTATCTGTACAAGTAACTGCTGGTTTAATTTCAGATCCAGTATATTTATACATAGATCTAGGAATTGTAAATTGATAATCTGCTACTGATTTCTGATAAATAGTAAAGCTTCCAGATTTTGTTCCAGTATAATTACCTTTACCTGTAGCAGTTACAGTTCCTTGACCAGCATTAATATTTGTTCCATAAGAAATATCATAATCAGTTCCACTAGTTAATCCACTAATATAACTACTCGGAGTCTTTTGCTTTCCATCATATACAGGATGATCATCAGAAATTGTAAGAGTCTTAGAACTAATATCACATTTATTGATTGTAAAATTAATTCTCTTTTCTCCAGTATAATTTCCAATGCCTTTTACAACTGCTGTAGCAGTTCCAGCATTTGTATTATTTTCATATGAAACTGTAAAATCCGTTCCAAGTTTCTTATTTCCATTATCTACAGTAACTAATGGACAATTTACTCCACCATAATAAGTTACTGTATATAGATTTAAAGTAATCGAATACTTATTAATATCTATTGGATCTGGCTTTGTAGGTGGTGGAGTAGATCCTCCTCCCCATCCTGCTACATCATTATAGAAATGAGATAAATCAACTCTATTACTTGTACCTGCTACAGATCCAGTAGATGTGTATTGCCAGCCATCATATGAATTCACATAAACAGGAGCTTCAGAACTATATTTGGCTACCCATAATGAATATCCTTTTGCTTTTAATTGAGACAAGTCCAAATGATCTTTAAACCAAGAATCAGAAGCATAAACTCCTGCTCTGTATCCAAGCTGTTTTATACGATCACAAAATGCAATAGTTACTGCTGTTCTTACAGATTTACTTAATTTATCCGATCTACCTGTATGATTGGCATTAGAAAATTCAGAATCTATATAAACCGGAAAATTTACAGTTTTACTTTTAATAAGGTTATATACATAATTAGCTTCTGCTACAGCTTCATTTGTATTTATAGCTGTGGAAAACCAATACATTCCTATTTTTGTTTTTCCATTAAATCCATTATAATGAGTATCAAAATGATTATCTTTTTGCAATGATCCAGAGGAACCATATCCTCTATATCCGCATCTTATGATAACGCCAGATATACCACTAGCACAAGATGCATAGTTAGATATATCATTATATTTAGAAACATCAAGCACTAACCAAGACATAAATGTTTCCTCCTTTAACTTATTTGAATACTATGCTTCTGAATCTGTTTCTCCATCTGCTAAGTTTGAATTATCAATCTCATCATCTGATTCTTCGCTAGTATTCTCTTCATTATTAGAAGTGTCATTAGATTCCATTCCTAATTTCTCTCTAAGAGCATTTAATTTTGCATCTGCAATTCCAATATAGTAATTTCCAGCAATCTTAACAGCGTTTTCTACAGCAGATTTAATAATATATCCACCTACAACTTCTCTAAAAGTTGTATTAGATTCTGTAATAAATGTATCTATTCCAGTTATAGTACCTGTCTGAAAACTATACCAAACCATACCAATACTAAATGCTACAGAAACTAAGTATAAACAAAATGTAACTGAAACAATTTTCTTAGAGAATGATTGTATCCATCCGATATATCTTTTATTATTCTCTAAAGTATCCATATCCTCATAAAGTTCTTTCTCATCTTCAGTTGAAAAATATTTTGATGCTTTAGCAAAATCATGTACCTGTATCTGATCTGGTCTAAGATAATTGCGTCTTTTAGGTTTCTCATTTTTTATCTTTCTAAACATAATTAACACCTCCATTTACTGTTTAAAAAATAAAAATCCTAATATTATAACGGTGTTAATTTTAAACAAAAGACAAAAAATAAACCGTATGCAAATGCATACGGTTTATTTCATAAATTATAGTCCTTTATAATCTACCAATCTCTTACGCACAATCTGTGCACCAAAATGGTAATTAGGACCTAGTTCTTCAGTCAGATATTTGATAAATTTATCTGGAAATGTAAATCTATCGGCATCCTTAGCACACTCCAGAATTCTCTGTCCAAAGATACTAATATAAATAGTACCATATCTATCCATCTTCTTAGAGAATGGATAGAAAGATAATGAATTATCTTTTCTCATATGATTTTTAGTTACTATAGATTGCACTGTTTCTGCATTGATCTTGTAATTGAATCCAGATGCAGGATCATAAGTAGTTAATGCTAATTCGCTATTACCGATCTTATCATCTATCTGAGCTTCATTCATATAATCAGACATCCATTTTGTGAAAGCCTTCTCTATATCATTCATGATGCTTTCTCTTAACTGAATACCTGTTGCTTTATCATATAATTTATCGATATCATAATTCTGATAAATCATATATCCTGCTTTTAAGAGAACTGGCTGATATCCATCATCAATAATAAATTTATCATTATTATACTGAACGATAATATCTCCACCATATTCCTCAGTTATATTATCTCCATTAACAGTCAGAATAGACTGATCTGGAAGTGATAATCTCAATTTAAAATGAGGATATTTTTCCTTTAAATCTGAACTATACTTTGGAATTATTTCATCTGATTCTGGATCAAATAAATAATTATTCCTACCATCTAATTTTATTGTTTTTACCATCTTAATCCTCCTTAACTTCTATCGGATGAGCATTCTCTATCTTTAATGTATGAATTGTTTCATCATAATCTTTCAAATCTTCTATCATCCATTTTAATAAAGTTTCCACTTTATGTACTGAATCACTGTCTCTAGGTTCTTCAGTATCTCTAGTAGCATATACATAGAGAGAAGTATACTTATCCAGATTCTTTGTATACTTAAAGCAGAATTCTCCTTTTTCCTTTCTTGTTTGATTTAAAGATACTAGCTTTTTATTTAAAAGAATATGAATCTTTGCAGTTGAATTCTTTACATCTAATACAACTTCAGATTTACTCTTTCTGACAATTCTGCTGATAGAAATTAAATTATTTTCCATCAATATCTTTTGTCCTTCCATTGCTACAATATCTAGCAACTCATATTGCCTTGTATTACCGTATTCTTTATCATATTGATTTTGATCTCCGTTTTCAAATACCAAATACCAAAAATCATATGCAAATACATTTTTACCTTCATAAATCTTATAAAGGCAATCTAAGGTATATATTTCCCAATGATCTTCTACTTTCTGAGAATAATCAAAACTAAACCGTTTATTCCCTATAAAGAAATAATAAGATCTAGGATTACTACCTGCAATACTACGAGCAACAATTCTAGCAGTATTAAATTGCTTATACAATCTAACTGACCATATAGGTTTTCCTTTTGATTTTGTTGTAGATTTATGAACCACAAATTTTTCTTTTCCACTATCATCCATATATTGTATTCCAATACCATTATGGATGCCATCTAATACTATCTCTTTTATCTCAGATACCATATTATTGTGTCTCCATTTCTTATTATATTTGCTGGTGATTTAAGTTATACTCCTTTCGTTTATATTAAATAAATAATCAGCAATAATTATCTATTCATCATTATAGTATATAATCAATAAATTATTTTCAAATATGGAGATTTGTACAATTTCAACACCTATATAATTTTAAATCATAAGGAGGTTTATAATATGATTCTAGTAGATAAAATGAAGAATTTTAAGATCTATAAGACTCAAACTTTTCTTCCTACCGTTACTGGTAATAAGAAAAAAGGTTCTGCAATCTTATTATTCACACCGAACTATGAATCATCTAAGAAGATTATGGAGAGTAATCTTTTTATCAATAAATTAAGATATTCTTCATATTACTTAGAAAGAGATATATCGTATTATATTAATGATAATACAATTGAGGAAGTTAACGAGAATGCTATATTTGCTGATCAGGTTGAATTAGATACTTATCTTGAGATGAGTTCTGCTGAGCGAAATAAATTGCCTGATGAAATGTTTGGTATTCCTTCAAAGAGAAAATATCCTCTTGATACAGAAGCTCATATAAGATCTGCAATCAAGTTCTTTAATTATGTAGATCCAGAAGATGAAAAAGAACTTGCTGAGAATATTATCAAAGCTATGAAAAGATTTAATCTTTATGGAAAGATTAAAGTATCTTCTAAGAATCGTTTCTCTAAATATTACAGAGTAAATGTTTCTGAATCTGTAATTACAGAAAAGAAGAAAATAGCTAGAAGAAATGATGCTGGTGAATATGTTCCAGAAACTTGTCCAGTTTGTGGAGCTGAAGTAAAATGCTATCTTAAAGGAGAACCAGTTTGGTTATGCTCTAATGAGAAATGTAATAAATATTTTGGGGTTAAAGAATCTGCTATGTCTACAGAGAGATTTCTATCTTCAATTACAGAAGATTTTATCAATACTGGAGATAAAGTATTATTGTTTAACGAAGCTAAGAAAACTCCAAATGATTCTAGATTAAAGAAGCTTTTATATGCATCTAGAATTAAAACAAGAAAGGAATTACTTCTCATTCTTGATAAAGTAAAGAAAGATATTCCTTTTATTAAGTTTGCTTTTCCAGAGATGAAGAAATATATGAATAAAAACTTATTCGTTGATCTTTATTATTACAATGCTTTATTCTTTCAGAATAATACTTGGGTATTAAAGAAAGGATTAAGTCTTTATACAGACTTTATGACTAGATTGATTAATCATCCAAACTTAAAACAGAATGGATATAATTATAAATCTATTTTTATTCCTATAGCAGATTGGGATATTTATAGAGATGCTAGTGTTTGGAATATTAGAAAATCTATTAATCCAATTTCTTGTATTTATCAGATGATGTTTTTAGGACAATTATCTCAATTAAAAAAGATATTTGGAAATAATAATATTATCTTTACAGCAAATGATAAATATTTTAAAGTAAACTTTTCAGAAATAGATCCAAAGGATCTTAAGAGGTTAACTGCTAAATTTAAAATCTTTTGTATTAAGATTTGTCATGGAGAAGAATTTGATTCAGAGGATATTGATAGTTCTGCAGATAATGTAGATTCTCCTGAAGTTATTCGTGCTAAAATTGTAGATAAGATTGAAAAGGCAAAAGGTATTGATCTTACCAAGCAAGTAGAATTAGCAGCTAAAAAGAATAAAGAAAAGAAAGTTAAAAATCCTATTAATACAACTAATAGCTTAGTTACTAATACTATAGGTGCTGAACCTGAAGTTACTTTACAGAATAAAGATGTAAAGAAAGCAATTGCAGCTAATAAAGCAAAATCTGATGAAGATTATGAACCAGAAGAAGATCAAGAATCTGATGATTCTCAGAGAGATAAAGATATTGAAACTCTTGCAGCTGCTATTGCTCAAGCTTCAGATGATAATTCTAATGAAGATGATGCAGAAGATGATATGGATGATGACGAGATCAAACGTATATTAACTACATTATCTGGAGAAGATGATAAAGTTAATATTTCTGCTGCTAGAGCTGCTCGTATTAACGAACTTGATGAGAAGTTAATGAATAAAGATGTAAAAGGGAAATCTGTAAAAGAAATTCTTGAAGACGAATCTAATAAAGAGGAGATTAAAACTACAGTAAATGTATCTTCTCCTAATACAGAAGAATGGTCTAATCTTACTTATATGAACTTCGATAAGAATTATAATGTGGATAAAGATATTATCAATATCTTTAGACATTTTTCTAAGTGCTCTAGACCTATATCTATTAGAGATATTAAGGTTACTGATAATTCTACATCAGAAGATCGTCTTGAATTATATGATGTAGATATGGAAGACTATAGAGGAAAAAGATTTAGAATTAAGCTGGATATTCCAATTATGGAAGATAATAGATTCTTATTAAGAGGAAGCTATAAATCAGTACAAACTCAGTTCTTTAATATGCCTATTATTAAAACTGATATTGATACTTGTCAGCTTATTTCAAACTATAAGAAGATTTTCTTAAAAAGATTTGGATCTACAAAAGGAAAGTCATTACCAATTGTAGGAAGAATTATAAAAGCTGCTAAGAAATATTCTGCAGCAAAAGGATTTACAAAGAAAATTAAATTCACTACAGGAGATAATACAAAGATTTGTACTAAGTATCAATTACCTATAGACTATATTGATATAAGTACATTATTCAATACAATTGAAACCAATGATTGGATTGTATATTTCAATCAGGATGAAATTAGAGAAAAGTATACAATAGAAGATGGTAAAGGATTCCCATTTGCTTTTAATAAGAAGCTGAATGCAGTAGAATATTTTTCTCCAAAGATTAAAGAATCTTTTGCAAAGATGCTGTATTTGAATCTGATTAAATGTGATGAGAAGTTTGGAGAATTCTTTGATAATGCTACAGCACCTTCTGTGTGTACCTATACTAAAGCTAGTATAGTAAATTCTAAAATACCACTTATTATTATTTGTGCATATCATGTAGGTCTTACTGATACTATGAATAGAGCTGGTATTAAATACGAAATCATGGATAAACTTACAAAAGAGGTTCGAAATGATATTGATTTAGATTGGATAAGATTCAAAGATGGATATATTGTATATACTAATACTTATGAATCTAGTTTGTTAATGAATGGTCTTAAAGATTGTTCTACAGATTTATTTAGTATTGGTGATATTGATAATAAAAATATGTATCTTGAATTCTTGGATAACTTTGGTGGTAGAATCAAAGCAGATGGATTAGATAACTTCTATGATTTATTTGTAGATCCTATGATTGAAGAATCTTTGAAATTCTATAAATTACCAACAAACTACATTGATATTTTACTTTATGGAAGTTCTTTATTAGCTGATAATAAATATATAAAGCATGTAGATACTTCTTCTCGTAAATTAAGAAGATATCAGTTAATTGCTGTATATACTTACTTAGTATTATCTACAGCATATGGAATGTATTCTATTCAGTTGAAACATTCAAGGCAAGCAGCTGAGTTCTCAGTAAAACAATCTGCAGTTATTGATGCTTTCTTATTAGATTCAATTACATCTGATGATTCTTGTATCAATGCATTGAGAGATGTAGAGACTACAAACTCAATTACAACAAAAGGACCTTCTGGTATGAATAATGATAGAGCTTATTCTCTTGATAAACGTTCATATGATGATTCGATGTTGAATGTATTGGGCATGTCTACTGGATTTGCTGGTAACGTAGGTATTACTCGTCAAACTACAATTAATCCAAATGTAACTGCAGATGGATATATTAAGAGTAGCTCTAATTCTAATACAAAAAATAATATGAATGATGCTAACTCATTAACTGCTACTGAGGCTATGATACCATTTGGATCTACTCATGATGATCCTATGAGAACTGCTATGTCATTTATTCAGACATCTAAGCACATGGTTCGTACAGAAGATTCAGATCCTTTATTAGTAACTTCTGGTGCAGATGAAGTTATGCCATATATTACTACAGATAAATTTGCATTTAAAGCAAAAAATAAAGGAACTATCAAAGAAGTTGATGAAAATCATATTCTTGTTGAATATGAAGATGGAAAGAAAGATTTTATTTCTTTAAGAGAAACTATTGAGAAGAACTCTGATGGTGGTTATTATGTACCTTTAAAACTTGATGCTATGGAAGGTATTAAAGTTGGTATGAAGTTTAGCCAGAATCAAATTCTTGCTTATGATAAATATAGTTTTTCAAATAAATTAGGAGAATCAAATAATCTTGCATATAATATTGGTAAACTTGCAAAAGTTGCTATATTAAATACAGATGAAGGATTTGAAGATTCTGGTATTATTTCTGCTTCTATGGCTAAGAAATTAGCTACAAGAATTGATTTGAAATATGATTCAGTAATTGAAAAAGATTCTACTATATTTAAGATTGCTAAGGTTGGAGATCATATTGAAGCTGGAGATGAATTATTAGTTTGGCAAGATGCTATCGATGATGAAGATGCAGAAGCTGTAATTAAAGGTTTAACTCAAGATGCTGATATTTCTGATCTTGGAAAAAGAAAATTAAAATCTGAAGTTACTGGTACTTTAAAAGGTATTAAGATTTATCGTACTGTAGAAGTAGATGAATTATCTGATAGCTTAAAGAAGATAGTAAATGCTTATGAAAAACCATATAAAGAAGAAGCTAAAATTCTGAAAGAAAATGGTTTGAATATTTCTAAAGTTCCAGCTCATTATGTATTACCACCTACAGGTAAACTTAAGAAAGCTGAGAATGCAATTTTCATAGAATTCTATGTAGAATACTATGATACTGTCGGTGTTGGTGATAAGATTGTTTATAACTCAGCAAATAAAGTTGTAGAGAAAAACATCTTCCCAGAAGGAAAAGAGCCATATACAGAATTCAGACCTAATGAAATTATTGATGCTTTTGTTGCAGAAACTTCTATTGATAAGCGTTTGGTTACTTCAACTTTCGTTTATGGAGCTTTACAAAAATTAATGGTTGAATTAGATCGATCTGTTAAAGATATTATGGGAATTCCTTATGATGATTCTACTATTTAAGAAAAAATAAACATGAGCCCTAGGTATAATCACCTAGGGCTCTTTTGTTTATCTTAATTCGGATGTATCTGTATCAGATGCATCTCTGTTTGATGATGCATCTGATGAATTATCTTCTGATCCATTATAATTGTTCATAATGGATATTGTTGCTACCGATACGCCTGTATCGATAACAGCTGAAGATAAGCACGAAGCAACTATTGTAAACCTCTGCTTCTTTTTCTTAAGTTCAGCAACCTGATCCTTATCACTAGGATCAGGTGCTGTATATTTTTTATCAGCATACTTGCTGATTCCAAAACCAGCAAGCAATGAGCCGAAACCTGATACGGCAGCTCCAGCTACCGCTAAAATTATATCTTTATTCATGAGTTCTCCTTTCCTGTCGATTCAACATCGACATCAACGGTTTTATTATTATCAACAGTAGCTGTAGGATCTACATCTACTGTTTCAGCCTGAACATGTTCAGGTTCTGATTCTGTGGTTTCTGATGTAGAAGAATCTTCTGATTCAACTGCCTTCTCTACATCTTCACATGTATCATCATCAGATGATACATATTTCTTCTCATCTTTTTTAGATGAGAAATATCCATATACTAAGCTTGCTGCTAATCCTGCAGCAAAGCTCACTCCAAAAATTTTTGCGTTACTCATTTCATTTTCCTCCTTTTTAATTTGAGTTATTTATAGCTGTTTCTGCCAGCTTAAATAATCCAGCTCCTGCAACAACAAACAAAGTCTTTACTATCATAGACTTTGTTTTGCCTTTGTTTATAGATGCTAACATATCGGCATCTTGCTCCTCTTTGGAGCTAAAACTTTTCTCATTAGAAGATTCTATCTCCTTAGAGATAATCTTCTCTGCTGCAACAGAAGATGCTAAATTGCTTGCAAATCCTGTTACTAACTTTGCACCCATCTTAGAGGCTGTTTTTTGTCCAGCTGACATTGATGCTTCTAGTATGATGTTTTCCAACATATTATTTTCCTCCTTTTTTATGCTTTGATTAATTACTGGATCTTAGATATTTCCACTTTCAATATTTGAACATAAACGTTCAAATATTGCATCAGCCTTCTCTAAGCTGATGTGTGGCTTCCTTGTAGCCACTGATACTTCTGTATCAACTTCTGGAGCAAATTTTTCATTTGCTCTTACCTCTTTGATTTCTTTGTGCGATACTTCTTTGAAAAATGACATAATGTTGTCCTCCTGTATTATAATATAAATTGATAAGTAATAGTGAATATCAGATATATCTATCTTCTATTCACTTTTATATTATATAAGCGAAATATTTAAGTTTTCTAATATTTCACTTATACATTTATGACACTAATAGTTCATATGCAATTTTGCCTACTACTAGTAATAATAGCAAATTTGCTATAATAAGCTCTATCATAAAGAGCCTATATTTGAAAGGGAGCTTTTTCATATTACTGAATATAAGGTACTTCTGGTTCACTATACCTTATATTCTCACCTCCTTCCCTCTCTTTCTTAGGTAATTTATGGTATTTGCTATAATACATCTCAGTGAAGAGATGTGAAACAAATATCTTCTCCATCCATATTTTGGCTTTATGTCGTATATGTTCTGGAGGTAGCATTCCTTTAGAATAAAATGAGAATACATCTGCTGCTGATGTATTCTCATTCTTTATATAATGCTCAGCAAGATCAAAATATGATCCTGCTTTATTCTTTTCATTTTCAATGGCTAATCGCTCATTGAAAATGCTTTTATACCTGTCTCCATTATATGAGAGGATATTACCAATCTTCTCAATAATGGACTTTGCTTTTTTATTGAAATTTGTGGATTGCCCAGACAATCCACAATAATTCAAGAACTGCAGTGCATACTCTTTTCCTGATACATTGAAAAGAGATAAGCACATTGCTGCCAGATAAGGCGTCATTCCTTTTATCTCTAACAGCCACTTTCCTACGGAGGAACTTAAGCAAATTGCTTTTAGCAACTCATTTAATTCCTCCTTATTCTTTATTATTTTTTCCTGATTGTATTTGATCAAATTAGTATCGATATTGATTCCATAGATAGCATTACAATTTCTTATATCTATGGAATCATACATCTGACAGATGTATTCTATCTCCTCAGATGTAATTGTTGTGGGGTAATCTCTTACCCTTTCTTTTAGGTTTTCAATAACTTCCATTTTATTTCCTCCTGAAATTTGAAAGCAAAGCCAAGGAATATTACTATCCCTTGGCTCATTAATTACGACAATTTGTTTTGGATAGCTTTTGATCTATTCTCAGCATCCTTGAGATCAGCCAATATGTTTAGATATTCTGACACTGATCTTAAATATTCTGGAGTAAATCTAGAAAACATTTCTAGATCTACCTCTGATGATAAAGATTTATGAGAAGGAGTTTTAACCTCCTTAAACATATCCTCATCATAAATAATAGGCTGAGTATCATTATGCTCAGCTTTCTCAATAATCTCTGATGAATCAGATATAATAGGAGCAATAGAATCAATAGGAGTATTATCTACAAGAGATAAATAATAATCCTTATGATCTTTCATCTTTTGGATCATACGGCTTGTCGTATTATACGGCACACCTGTTATCACTGACAGTCTATTTACTGTCAGTGATTGATCCAAAATTTTTGTAAATCCGTTAATAATCTCTTGTGGAATATTACTAACAGAAAAATTCTTCTTAAAAGGCTTTGGAGCCTTTCTCTTCTTTTTAGCATCCACTGTCGTCGTATCCTTTTCTTTACAGAACTCTTTTAGCCTATATGAGGTTGAAAAGAGTTCATTATATTTATTTAACAACAAATCACAAGCTGTTAAATTAAGAGGCATATCCTCATATAATATTTTATCTAAAATAAATGATGGTATGCCCACTGCTTTGCAGAATAACTCTTGTTGATCATTTGTTACATTGTTGAATAAATCAACGTTGATCAAATATCTTTCATTAGAGCTCGGATAATATTTACCCTTTCCATTCTTAAAGAAATTCAGGTTATCATATTCTTCATATGTGCTCCATTTTGTTCTACCTGACAGAATATTCTGCAATCTACCATCAATTTTCTCTGAAAAGAAAATTGATAACGTTCCAAGTTTCCAATTATTTCTAAGATTTGATTTTAAATTGCTCAACGCAATTAACGAAGAGAACTTTGCATCTGTGTATTTTTCTTTATCAGTACACCCATCTTCATTAGGTGTTTCATAATAAAATACACCAGTTGTATCTACCCCCTTACTTAATAAATACTCATTAAGCTTAGTAATTATAATCTTAGGAAGTGAATATACTTCTTCAATAAGATTATTAAAATCAAATCCGATATATTCGGAAATTTCGTCATAAGAGATATTGTTATCTCCCAAGACAGATACTAGTTCTCTCTTGTTACATCCATTGTATTTCTTTTTATCCTCTGTTGTTGTCTTGCACATAATTTTATCCTCCTTTGTGCTGTTTAATAATGTTATTTTTGATAAGATATATAAACTATCTTTATCATTTATATAGTATATAATCAATTTATAGTACTTTTTTAATTTAAAAAATAAAAATGAGGTAGGATTTTTACTCCTACCTCATAAAAATATGTATAATTCTATACTTCTGGAAATTTATCGTATTCCGTACAGTTCTAATTACTCCTTTTACCTGGGGGTAAAAGGAGAGAGCCGGTCACGGCGCTTGAGTGACTCCCCGCGAAGCGGTATATCCACTTCTTCCTACTCTCGTAACTCCCAGGAGACTTTATGTCGCTTTTGAAGTAGTGATTATTATTAATCGTAAGAAATCTTTAAGTTTATTCAAAAGGAGTTTTCGGAACTTTTTCACCACTCCCGGCCTCCGTCCCCCCTTATATTTTTGTACAAAATCTTGTAATTTGTAATTTTTTACAATAATTTTTTGAATATTTTCAATTTTAATACTGTAATAATTCATATGGATTTTGAGTAGTATATTTATCCAAATCTAATAAAAAAGTAGAATATAATAATTCTACAAATTCAACTATATTATCCA